CGCGTCAGCGTGTACGTGTACGTTTCTTCCTTCATAGTCCTTTGCCTCTCCTGCCTATGCGGCTTTGCGTAGTGTGGTGACTTCGCGGCGCAGTTTCTTCAGCTCCGCGTTGAGTTCAATGATGGCATTGTGGTGCATCGCGATGATCGGGCGATCTTCGACCACAAGTCTGCCGTCGATTTCCGTAACGGCTTCGGGTGTAGCTAATTGCACGTCCTGCGCAATCCACCCGCTATAGCGGCGCTTGGCCTCCGCGCCCTTGCGGTCCTTCCATGTGAAGGTTTTTGGCCCATCCATCTTCAGCATGTCAGCAAGGCCGCGCGTGAAGTCGCCAACGATGTTTTTGAACCTGCCGTCAGACACGCCGTTGACAGTGCCGCTGAAGGTGACGTTGCCAGAGGCCCACGCCAACTGCATGACGTTTGCAACAGCGCCAGACTGTAGAATGAAGTTGCTGGCGTCCGAGAAGATTTGCCCGGTCCGCGTACCACTCAACTGCATGTCTATCATCATGCCGCCAGTATTGTTGAGGCGTATGACGCCTGTGCCTAGAGCGCCCGAGACATGCAATTTTGCGGCTGGGTCTACGGTTCCAATCCCTACGTTCTGCGTGGAAGCAGCAATCCAAAACGCGTAGAGACCGGCTGTGGCTTGTAGGATGCCCATGCCCGCCATGGTGTTTGCGGTGCCATGCACGATCTGCCATTGGTCAAATGACGCGCGAGCAAGGGTTATCGCCAGCGCATTAGTAGTGGTGATACTGTTGGTGAATGTCTTGACGCCCGTCAGCGTCTCAGTCGCGCCGCGCGTCATAAGCGGATCGCCGCCGAGGTTCACATTGGAAGCGCCGGGCACTTGGAACGTGAAATTTGTGCCGTCAAACCCAAGGTAAGCCGTGCTGGCAGCGTTGAAGAAGTGATATCCCGTAGTGCCGCCTGAGCGATAACCCCGAATGTCGCCACTCGCCGTCATGGACGAAAGCCCTGCGCCGTTCGTCACGGTGACGTTGCCAGAGAAAATCTGCGCAGCGCTCCAAGTGTTCGCCCCATCCAGCCACGGCAGCTTGTGCCCGCTCGTGCCTGTGTCGGCGCTGAACTGGTTGCCGGTGAGGATGACGCCGCCCGTGGCGCTGTACGTGCCCGCGCCGCTGATCTGCGCAAAGGTGATGGACGTCGAGCCGAGTGTCGGCTGCGCAGTGTTCGTGTTCGTCCACTGCGTATTAGCGCCCACGGTGCCGCGCTTCACCATCACGGTCGCGCCCCAGATTTCAAAGCCCGTGTCGGCCTCGGCGACGCGCGTCCAGGCTCCCGCTCCCGAAAGGTAGAGGCCATTCTGCGAGGCGGTGGTCTGAGCCTTAACGAGCACGCGTGAGGCAGAGGTGAGGACGCCGTCGATCGTCTGCTCGCCCGAGAGCGTGATGTTGCCCGTCGTCGCCACATCGGCGGCGGGCTTCCAGAAGACTCCCGTGATCGCGTTGTCGACGTAAGACTTCACCGCCGACTGCGAGGCGATGCGGGCGTTGTCGTTCGCGCTGAGAGTGGCGTCGGTATCAAGCACGTTCGTGGCAAACATGCTCGCGGCGATGCCCGTCGCTACGATCGCCGTGAGGCGGGCGGCGAGCGGCTGAGAGGCGGCAATCGCTGCGGCGCCGACGGAGTTCGCGTAAGTCTTCGTCGCCTTCTGCGAGGCAATCTTCGCGTCGTCGTTGGCGGCAAGCGTGCCGTCGGTGTCGAGAGCCGTCGTCGCGATCTTGCCCGTGATGAGCGTCTGCACGTCGACGTCGATCAGGTTCGCGAGGTCGGCCAGCGCGGGTATGATGATCGTGTCCAAGTAGGACGTGGGCGCGTCGTCAACGATCGGATAGTTGCGGTTGGTCGTCGTTGCCAGTGCCATCAGGCGTGCCCCACTCTGAGAATGAACCTCACCTTGCCCGACGTATCGGGCGAGCGCGATGAGAGGAAGATGCGGTCTAGGGCCACGAGCGTGCCCAGCGTGTCAATGTTGGCGACGGGCCAGTACGGGTCGGCCTCGAGGCCGGCATCGGAGATCGTGTCGCTGTACAGGCCCATCTCGCGGATCGTCTCGCCGGGCTCCTCGGTGGCCAGGTACTCGGCCTCGCAGTAGAGATACCGCGTCATGCCAGGCGCAAGCGTCCAGCGCGTCCCGTACTCGAGGAAATTGATTGCCCCGGCCACATCGGGCGTCACGTAGCCCCAAGTTGCCTGGTGGATGCCCAGCAGCGTCTCGAGGGCGGTCGTACCCGGCGGGGCCTCTGAGGACGTCACGTCCCACGCGCTCTGGCCCTCGCCCCAGCCAATGCCGAACCCGGTGCCGGCGTCGGCCGCGTCCGTGATCATCCCCAGCTTGACCTGCCACATATCGCTGGCGCGCACGTGCGGCGCCGGCAGGTGCGGGATATCGTTCATGGCCATGAAGCCATCAATGTTGACCCCATCCGCAGGCGGCGCATCGCCTGGGGCAAAGAACCGCCTGCGGACAAGGTTTCCAACCATCGTTTAGTTTGCCCCGCCGGTCAGCGCATCGAACTCGCGCTGCATGTTGCGGACGCCATCCTCGGCGCGTTCGCGTTGAATGTCATCCCGCGCCCGGAGGCTCGGGTAGGCGTCGAGTGCGGGGTCGCGATTGCTTGCGCAGCCGGCCAGTGTGGCGATCGCGCAGAGTGCCATGATAGTCCGCATTTCAGTCTCCATTAGGGGCCAATCCCCTAGCGCAGATTATTGCGTTTGTCTTAATAATCAGTGACGTCGACGGCCAAGAATACTGCGGTCTCCTCGCTGGCTATGAACTGATTGCCAACGCCGATGCGCGCGTAAGTGAGGTGGTCATAGTAAAGGGCCCCCGACGCCGAAAAGCAGCCGCCATACCATGCCTCCTTTTCGCCCGTGATATCGTCCTCCTCGCTCTCGCCAAAACCCCAATTCAACTGCAGGGCTGCGTATGTCCTGCCCGCCGTGAAGTCGGTCTTATCCGGGTACGGCCAGAGCCCGTTGCTAACGCAACTGCCGGGCGCGATGCGGAAGGGCTTCTGGTTCGTCGAGAAGATGGGAACGCCCGAAACAGGGTGGCGAATGCGAAGGGCGGGGCCGGGGGTCGTGTCCACGGGGGCGACGTCAAAGACGTAATAGTCAAAGGCGGTGGCGTTACCCTGCATAAGCACGCGCCACGTCCACGTGGTGCCGCTCACCTGGCCGCCGAGAATGGCGTGGGCGCTCCCCGATTTCACGACGAGGATGGGGGACGTGCAATCTGCTACCGTTATATCGCGATAGTAGAGGTCGAACACATAAAGGGTGTTCGTGGTGCTGCTGCCCTTCAGCTTGAAGACAAAATTTTGATACGTCTCGTCGATCTGGAAGACGTTTGCACCGTTGCGAACTCTGAAGCCGACAGCCATTCAATTAATCCCGTGAATGACTTTGATGGCGTAGGCGCTGGCGTTCGAATAGGTGACCGTGGTTCCCGAGACGCCGATGCTGAGGAGTGACGATGTGGACGCCCAGGCAAAGCCAGCGTCCACCGGCTGCACCTTGTGCCACCGTTGCCCATAATCACTGCCGGGATCTGGGATTGAGTACGAGCCCGACGTGCCGGCGGCGATATCCTGCTTGTGTAGGATGCGCCCCCAATAGTGTGTGGGGTCGCTAACCACGTTGCCCGCTGAGTCCCGGATGCGAAGGCCAACTGTCATCAGAGGATGCCCAGCTCGACGACGAGCACGTTGCTGGAGTTGTAGGCGCGCAGCTGGTTGCTCGCCAATTCCATGCGCTCACCTGTTGTCGCCGTGCGCAGCAGGCCGATGGTGGCCGTGATGGCATCGAGGCTGGTAACGCTCATCTTGTTCGCCGTCACAGTCCCGTTGATCAGCACGGCGCCGTGCATGCTGATCTGGCCGGCGGTGATGACGACGGCCGAGGGAACGGCGCCGCCGGTTGCCATGGCCTCGATCGTGGCCACGTTGGTGCCGGCTGCGACCTTGATGCCGTAATAGGCGCTGAGGCGGCCGTCGAGCAGGGTGATGGCCGTCGCGTTCGTGCTCACTGACGACGAGAGCGTGCCCAGGCTGGCGGTGACCGCGCTGTTGATTGTCGCCTGCGCGCCGAGGTTCGTGGTGATGGCCGTCGAGTTGGCGACGATCGCGGCGTTTGCCGCGCCAAGGTTCGTCGTCAGCGTCGAGGTCTCGCTTGCCCGCGTGGCCGCCTCGGTGGCGATCGCGGTTGAGTTTGCCGTGATGGCCGCGTTGGCCGTCCCGAAGCTGGCGCTGATCGCCGAGTTGATCGTCGCCTGGGCGGCAAGGTTGGTCGAGATAGCAGACGAGTTCGCGAGGATGGATGCGGCCTGCGTGCTCAGCGTGGCGTTGATCGCCGTCGTCTGGCTGGCGCGGGTTTCAACCTCGGTCGCCAGCGCAATCTCCAGCTCCTCGATCGAGGCGCTGCCGTCGCCGATGACGGCTTCGATCGCGAACAGGCGGGCTTCGACGTCTCCCTGGTCGCGGACGAAGCTTTCAATCTCGGTGATGCCGGCGGTGGAGCCCAAGTACGTGCTCCCCGGCGCCAGCGGCTTGGTGGCCTGGGCGAGGACGACGTCGCTTAGAGCGGGGGTGAAGACCTCGCCCGCGTTCCGATCGAGGTTGTAGGTCTTCCACTGCTCGCCGTCGCGCACGGCCACGTAGATATGCCCGTCTCCACCCGAGCCGTTGGAGAAGCGCTCGTCGCACGGCTCCTCCGACCAGATGATGCCGAACCACCCGCCCGCGGGCGCGTACAGTGCCCCCCAGGGCGTGCGCAGCCACGTCTCCTCGATTTCGACGGTGACCTGCAGCGACGGGTGCCAGAAGCTACTCTCCTCGACGGTGACGGCCCCGGCCGCGTCCTCGTTGGCGGCAAACTCGACGGTGCCGATCGCGCCGATGATCGCAAAGCCCGGATAGTTCTGGATGGCGCTGAGCGCCGCCATGGCGTTGTCGAAGAGCGCGGCCAAGTCGCTGCCGGGGATGACGCCGCCGGCCTGTCCCGCCTGGGGTACGATGAAGTCGGGCGGGGCCGTGATTGCGTACTCGGCGCTCCACGCGCTGGGCTCGATGAGGCCCTGGAAGCGGGCACGCACAATGTACTCGCCGCCGGGTGTAATGCCGCCGTCGAACGTCACGGCGTTGGCGATCGCCGTGAGGCCCGCCTCGATCGTCTTCTGCAGGTACGGGCCGCCGCCTGCCGGCGTCACCTCGATAAGGGCGCTGCGAATGCGCGGGTCGGTGGCGTTGTTGATGACGACTCCGATCGCGGGAATGACCGTGCCCGTGCCCGTGATCTGGATGGGAGCAACCGTCAGCGATGGCGGTTCGAAGAAGGCGAACGCCGCCTCCTGGTTGACGGGCGGTGGACGCGAGAGGTCGGCCGCCTGGTCGGCGTTCCACGCGACGTCGTCGGGGTCGACCTCCTTGGAGTGGATGATCACGGCGAGGCCGCGCTCGCGCGTGCTCACGTGCTCGACGCGGATGGCCTCAAACATCTTCCCATCGGGGAAGCGCCGGCCGATGCGTTCGAACCAGTCGCCGGCCTCGATCTCGATCGCGTGCGGGCGGTAGACCTCGGTAAGCCGCGCCTGGCGCCGACGGTCCATGGCGTGCAGGTAGACCAGGCGCTGGACACGCTCGAGGTCGGTATCGACGTCGATATCAACGTCCTCGGGCAGCTCGTCGCCGCCGTCCTCGTCCACCCAGTCGGCATTGAGCAGTGGCGGAAAGTCGGTGCCCCGGTACATTTGCGCGGGATCTGGGAACGTGCCGCGGAAGGTGTTGTAGAGTTCGCTCACCGACAGCTTCGGCGTGTACTTGCTCTGCTCGCCCGTCACGAGGTCGCCGTCGTAGAGCGTCATCACCGAGGAGCGCGCCTGCGGGCCCAGGATGGCGAGGCGTCCTCCCCGATCGACGACGCGCCCGGCCTTCGCCCGCGCCACCTTCGTGAGGATATCCTTGTGGGTCTGCGAGGCGTTGAAGATCGCGTGCAGCTCGTAGCGCGCCTGCGTGGAGACGCCGTCCTTCATCGTCACGCGCTCGTCGCTGAGGTCGGCCTCCTCCTTGAAGATATCGAAGGGAAGCTGCCACGGCTTCAAGCCAATGCCCCAGTGGTACAGGGGGCGGCCGTTGGCGTTGACCGCGTACGGGTACGGAACGACGCCGAGTTGGTAGTGGTCGGCGAACACGTCGGGGTTGGCCGTGTACACCCACGTGTCGGGGTCCATGTGCCGCTGCGTGCCCGAGCCGCCGGCCGTCGTGTCCTGGCGCCGATCGTACCAGCGCCCGCCGCGCACCTTGAACAGCGACTGCACGGGCGACAACATGACGTCGTCGTCCCACTGCATTTCGACGATGGCGTAGCTGACGCCACGGCCCCGGTGGCTGGTTGTCCAGTCCGGTTGGTTTACGAGAGTGCGGGCCGCCATGTTGGCGTCGTGGCCCTGGTCGTGGCGGCCGTCGTACCACGTGACCCACATGCGATCGCCGTCTTTGTCGCGATATCCGCTGACTGCGGTGCGAACGCCGTGCACGAGATTGCTGAGCTGCAGGATGCCGTTGGCATAGTACTCGAGCGCGGCCTCAACGCGGTGGTCGGCGATCGCGACAATCTCGATGACGTTGTTATTGCCCGGCCCGGTGATGTACCGGCCCACCATCGAGCCCGCGTTGTTTCGCTCGCCGATGACGACTTGGCGCGGCGCATCCGACATGACCAGCGTGTCGAGGAGCGAGCCGGGGTTGTCGCGCTGGGCTGCGTCGGCTGCGAGCGCGCTGATGCCGTACGAGAACGCGATCGTCGTGGCGATGTACGTGCCATAATAGGCGAACGCGCTGGTAATCGCGCCCGTGAGGCCGCCGCCGGCCGCCGCGCCAGCCCAACTCGCTACTGCTAGGGCAATCTGTTCAGGCATCGCCAACGCTCCAGGCTGCGAACGCGAGCGAACTTTGGTAGTGAACGCCACCCGACGGGCTCAACACCATGGCGAAGCGCCCAAGGCAGACGCCGATGCTTTTGCCCAGGGGGCCGTGGAAGGCGAGAATGTCGCCGCGCTTGCGCATCGCCACGTCGACGCGCGGCAAGAAGCTGTCCACGACGTCGTCAACGTCCGCCCACCCCTGCGAGGCCATGTACGCGCGCGCGCTCTCGAGGTCGTCGGCATACTTGCCCCGGTGCGGGGCCGCGTAATCGACGCCCGTTTGGACCTCGACACACCCGGCGCCGAACATCAGGCAATCGCTGAGGCTGTAGATGCGCGCCTGCTTCTGCATGGCGTTGCAGAAGTGGATCAGGGCCACGTCCCAGTTGGGGATCCGCTGCATCAATATTTACCCCGGAAGAGTGTGGGGGGCGAGGGCGTCGGAGAGGTGTTCGCCTGCATGCGCGTCCAGTTGCGATGCCAGGGGAGGTCGCGGCCAATGAGCGTCGGCAGATCCTGGAAGAAAGTGTCGCCGGGGAAAAACCGCTGCTGGTTCTCGTCGGTGCGCGTCTGCAGGTTGTGCCCGAGATAGCGCATCGTCCCGCTCTCGAAAGTGTACGTCATCACCGGGGCCACGCCCACGGTCTCGGGCTGGTCGGCGAAGTCAATCTCGCCCTCCCACGTGAACACGGGCGCGATCGGCGTTGCCCGCCCGCTGCCGACGACGAAGGTAAACTCGGTAAAGCGCGCGTGCCGCCGGTGCCAGCGTGGGCTATCGACCAGGCGGCCCAGGAAGTCGCTGTCGTCGTCGATGCGCGAGGCGTCGAATGTGATGTTGAAGGGCTCGGGCGTAAGGTCCGTGCCCATCGTGATTGCGGCCTCGCCATGGGTCCACCGATCGGCGAGGGGCTCGTAGAGCTGGTCAACGCCGTCGCCGACGTCGACCGTGATCGGCATCCACAGCGTCGAGCAATGCAGCGACGTCGGCTCAATGAATAGGTCGAGGAAAAACGCCGTGTCCACGCGCCCGCTGCGCAGCGCAGCCTTCTGCTCGGGAGAGAATATCCGCGCCATCCTACCCCCTGATGATCTGCGTGGCCGCGAAGTTGTACATTCGCTCGTCGACCCGCTCTATCGGAGTCGGGACCGGGAGCACCATCTGGAATTCGGCCAGCGCCTTGATGCGCCTGGGGGCCGCCAGAGAGGCGTGCGCGGGGAACGGGTTGGGCTTCACCTTGAGACCCAGCATGTTTCCACCCGAGGCCGCGCGCGTCTCCATCGCCATCCCGCACCAATAGCCGCCCGCGGCCGTGTAGAAGCTGAGCATGTCGCCGCGCGTAACCGTCCACGTTCCCGTGCCCCCGAAGCTGACGGTCGAGGCCGCGCGATCGACGGCCGTTACGGTCAAGCCGACGTCGGAGACAACGGGCACGCGCCCGAAAGGCCGCGCCATACGCCATGTCAGGAAGGTGCTGCCGCTGCCCTCCCGATCGACGATCCAAGCGTCTAACTCCTGGAAGTCGTCCTCCTCGAGCCACCTGGTGGACACCTCGATATTCCACCGGGGCTCGGCCTGCTCGTTAACCTGGCTGTCGCCGCTGTTGAACATGCGAACGCCCTGAAAGCGGTCGAGCTTCCAGGGCATGTCCCAGATGTAGAGTTCGGGAAGCAGATCGCCGTCGGCCATTAACTGCGCCTCCTGATTTCGCGGAACTCGCCGCGGATTTTCTTGGGCAGGTTGGCGTTCTGTGCCTCCTGCATCATCTGCAAGCGGCGCAGCAGCTCGTGGGTGCCGACGTCACCTTGGACGACGAGGTCGCCGCCGCGAATGCTGCCGATCATCTTGGCCCCCTGCTGGGCCCACGATTGGCCTGTGCCCTTGAGCGCGCTGTTGGGGGCAATGTACCCATCAGAACCGGGAATGAAGACCTCGCGGCCCGCCTCGCCCACCATAGTCGGCTGGCCGGCTTTCACCTTGCCGCCGTGTGCGCGTGCCGGCAGGCCGGTGCCGAACAACGAGCCGCCAATGCTCCACGCGAGGCCGTTCTCGCCGAAGAGCGCATCGCCCAGCTTCTGGCCCACGCTGGCGAGCGCGTCGGCGAGTCCGTCGGCCGCCTTCTGCGCAATCGTATCGCGAAGGGCGTCGCCGAAGTCGCCGGTTCGAATGCCCTCGGTGAGCGCCTGCGTGAACGTGTCGGCAAATACCTTCGACGCCGCCTCGCTCTTCTGGTTGTCAGTGAGTTCGTTCCACTTCATGCCCTCGCGGCCCTGCTCGGCGGCGTTGCGAATGCTCTTTTCGGCGTTGCGCACCTCGGCGTCGGTCATCCCCGAGCCCGCGCGCAAGCGGTTGAGCGTCAGGAGGGCTTCGCCCGCGTACCCGGCGACGCGCGCTTCCTCCTCGAGCATGCTGATGCGCTTGCGATCGAGGGCGGTATTTTCGGTCGCGTTGGCGCCCGCCCGCAGGTTTTCGATTTCGGCGAGCTTCTCGGCGAGCGCCTCGGCCGGCGTGAACATATCGCGGATGATATCCGACAGCTCTTCGAAGTCGTCGGCCGGGAAGGACCGCGTGCTGTCGAGCATATCCTGGCGAAGGATGGCGCGCGCGGCGTCGAACTGGGCGGGGTCGTACTGGGCGCCGGTGGCGATGAGGGCGTCCTCGGCATTGTTGATTTCGTTCAACGCGTCGCTGTAGGCGTACGCGGCCTTCTGCGCCTCGGTGCCGAAGTTGGCCTGCGACTGCTCGGCCAGCTTGCGCAACTCGGCGCGAGCGCGCTCCGCATCGGTCGGGTTGAGGAACTTGATGGTGTCGATCGCGCGGAAGGCCTCGGGGATATTCTTGACCTCTTTCCCGTAATCGAGGATCGCCTGCAGTGCGGCCCGCGATTTGTTTCCCTCGCTGGGATCTGCTTGCGCGATATCCTTGATCGCCTGCTTGAACCGCTCGGCCTCGGTGGCGAACTCGTTGAGCGAAGTTTTCGCCGTGATGGACGCGCGGGCAATGCGCAGGAAGCCCTTCTCGACGGCGACGGCATCCTGCGGCGTCAGCATGTTCTTGACGTCGCCCATCTGCCCGCGGGCGGCGGCCAGATCGATTTCGGCGAGGGCCTCGAGCATGTTCTTCATCTGCGACGACTTGAACTGGTCGTCGCCGATCGAGCCCTTCAGTGCGTCGACCCCGGCTTTGAAGTCGGCGACGGCCTTCTCGGTTTTCGACAGCGCCTTGGGCGCCGTCTCGCCTATTCCGGTGAGGCCGTCGTCCACAGCCTTGAGCCCAGCCTCGAGGATGGGCACGAGCCCGTTCATCCGCTCGAGATCCTTGCGCGCGGCCTCAAGTGCGGGCTTACGGAAGTCCTTCAGCGCCTGCGCCTGGAAGGGTGCGTTGTTCAGGCCCTCGAGTTCGGCGATGCGGTTTTGCGCCGCCGTCTGCGTCTTCTTGGCGTCGAGAACAGACTGCTGCAGGTCAGTGCGCAGCTGCTCCTTCTTCGAAGCATTGAGGGCGTCCTGCGCCTTCTTCTGGTTCTCCATCGCCGACGTGAGTTCTTCACTCATGCCGGCCGCCTTGGCCGCTGCCTCGCTCACGTCGATGTTGAGGCCGGCGACGAGTTCAAGGCCGCTCTGGATCGAGCGTGTAGCACGCTGGGCCTCGAGCGTGTTGTGCGTGAACACGGCCATGGCGATTGACGCCGCCGTGATTGCCAAGCCAACGGGGCCGCCGAATGTGGCGAGGATCGAGGAGCCGATGTTTTTAACGATGTTGCCGACCTGACCGAACTTGGTTCCCACGGCGTTAGTCGCGCGCGTGAAGTCGGCCTGCATCCTGTCGGCCGTGTTGCCCGATACGCGGGCCGCCTCCTCGAGCGACTGCGCCAGCTTCTGCGCGCGCGTAACCTGGCCCTTGTAGGCGCTGAGCGATCGCGTGCTGTTGCCAGCCGCTTGGGCTGCGGTAAGCGCCTGCTCGGCACGCGTCACGTTGGTAAGCGCCGCCTGATAGTTGAGGAGCGCGCGCTCGGCGTCCAGCACCGCCTTGGTAACGGGCTCGGCGAACTTCTTATAGGCGGGGTTTGTGCCCTTCGCGATATTGGAGAGCGCTTCTTTCGTGACGACGGCAAAGCGCGCAACGGCCTCGCCGCTCTTGACGAGTCCATAGGTGAGGCCGCCGGCAAGCGCGCCCGCGCCCAGAGCAACAATTGCGTCGCCGATGGAGTCGATGTTCTTGGCGAGGAAACTGAGGCCGAGGGCGAGGCGCTGCGATGCGCCCAGAGCCGAGTCCGTTTCGCCGACATAGCCAACGATGGAGTTCTGCAGCTGCTGAAACGCCTGGCCGACAGTGAGCGGGATGTTGGCGAACTCGGCGTCGACGACAGAGCCACCCTTCTCGAGCGCCTTTGTCACCAACTCGCCGGAGAGCGCGCCGGCCTCGCCGAGGGCTTTCAATTGGCCGACGTTCACGCCCAGCTGCGTCGCCAGCAGTTTGGCGAAGCGAGAATTGTTCTCCAAGAGGCTGCGTAATTCATCGCCCTGCAACCGGGCAGAGCCCATGGCCTGGGCAAATTGAGTCAACGACGAAGCAGCCTCTTGCGCGTTGGCGCCCGAGAGGACAAGCGTCTTTGAGAACGTGCTCGTGATGGCGAGCGCGGACTCGTGGTTCAGATCCTTCATCGTGTTGCGCAGGCGCAGATACAGCTGGGCTGTTCCCTCGATCGACGCGCGGTTTTGCTGCGCCGAGTTGAACAGATCCCGGTAAACGCGATTGAGGGACTCGCCCTCTGTGATGACATTGGCGATCCGACCCTTGAGGATGTTCATGGAGTCGGCGGCGTCGATCACACCTTTGATCAGGGCGGCTCCGGCGAAGCCGCCACCAAACAGCGCCAGCGTGGACGTGGTGCGCTTGAGCGTGGCCTCGAGGCGGCCGGCAGAGCGATCGGCTTTGTCGAACTCGCGCACCATGACGCCGCCGGCCGTGCGTGCCCGCTGCTCGACGCGGACCATGCCGCGATCGAACTTGTCGTAGCCGGCGCGTACCTCGATATCGACGCCGCCGATGTTCTGTGTGCCGTCAGCCATCTGCAGGAGCCTCCTTCGGTTGCGGTGCGTCGCGGGCCGCCTTGCGGGCTGCGCGTGCGGCTCGTTTGCGGTGTTGCTCGCCCATCGCCCTAAGCGTCGCCATCATTTCGCGTGGGGTCTTGCGTGCCGTGGGCGTGAAGCGTTTTTCACCGAGCACCTCGGAGAACTCCTTCAGCTTCGTTTGCCGCGCAAAGACCTCCCCGTGCCACGCCTGGTGCAATGACCACTTGCGCCGATCCCTCTGCACCCCAGCGACCTTTGAGCGAGCCTGGAAAGGCGTCATCCCCCAGAAGGCCGTCTCGTCTATGTCGCTGCCGAGCGCGTCCTCGAAAGCATATTGAAGACGGAGGCGAAAAGGGATCGGATCGACTTTTTTGGCGCCGGTCCCTTCAGCTGCGCAGCGTTCTCCTTCTCCTCGCGCGCGCGCGCGGCGGCGAAGTGCTCAGCGGCTTCGTAACCGTTGAACGCCCACGCCCACGCGACCTCGAGGGAAAGGCAAACCTGCCGGATGGGCGGGCTCGCCGCGATCACGTCCTCGGCTTGGGGTCCGCCCGTCGCCTCGATGATTACGGCCAGGTCCGCGATCTTGCGCTCGAGGATTGCCTCGGCGACGCGCTTCTCGCACTCGCCAGCGAATGTGTTCTCCAGAGACAGAAGCGCCGCCCACGTAAAACGCAGGCGGTACTCCTTGTCTCCGATGGTCTGGGAAACGCCGTCTAGAGCGATCATGGGGTCGTGGTGTACACCGGGGGTCCAGTCAGTTTGAAGCCGACCGTCGCTTCCCACACACCGCCAATTTCCACCGGCCGCGACATGGATTTGATGTTCGCCTTAAAGGTGCAGATCTCGTCGTCATCGTCAACAGCCGTGGCCGTGGCGCGAATGTCGACGGGGGTGTTGTCGCCAACCTTATCGCGCAGGGCGATGTGCTGGGCGTTCTTGATCAGGTAGTTCAGCACGAAGCTGCCATCGCTGGCCTGCTTGAGCCCCTGCTTGAACTCGCGGAAGTTGCCGGCCGATGAGAACGACGTCACGTCGATTTCGTCGGCTTCAATGTTTCCGAGGTCGAAGGATTTGCAGTCGCCGATCGGATTCCAAGTAGTGCCGCCATCGAGGCTAAGCTCGAGTTCGAAGTTCTCGGGCAGCATCACGGTTGCTTCAGTAGTCATCGCCTAGCCTCCACAATTCAACCGGAGCTGCAGTAAGTATCCCGCCATCTGGTCAGAGTCGGTGGGGGCGGCAATCGGCCCCGATGCGATTGCCTGATACGTGAGTCCGTCGGGGGCCACAAACTTCTTTCCCCGAAACAGTTGACGGATTTTCTTTGCCACGGCCTCGACGACGGTGTCATCCGTCGAGTCCGCGGGCATCTTGCCGTAGACCACGACGTCGAGCAGGACAATGCTGCGCTGGCCGGTGGTCTCGGGTGCGGTTTTGCCGCGGAAGGTGCTGGCGTCTTCGACCGAAGTCGGCGGCTTGATGATGACGGCCGGGGCCTCGTCCCACTCATAGTCGGCGGGCTTCCACGGGGAGAAAACGGCGGGGTCGCCGTCGTCGCCATACGTGTCCAGGAGCGCAGCGATAGCCGCGTCCGAGCCGATGCGATCGAGGACGGCCTGGCGCTCCCTCATACGCGGCGGGCTCCGATTGCGAAGACGGCCAGCAGGCGCTTGCGGCGTGGCTCTTCAGTGAGAAGCCGGCGCAGGTACGGGCGCGCGGGGAAATTCTCGGTGCCCAGCTCCAGCTTGGCCGCGTGCTTCGATCGGCTGGCCACCTGCGAGTAAACCGTCTTCCCCTTGAGCTTCGACGGCGTCTTGGCCACGCCCTGGCGCAGGCCGCCTGTTTGCGGCGCCGGGGACTCACCGGGCTTCGACGAGCGGTTGGGGAGCTTCGCGTGCTTCTTGCCCGTGCGCTCGGGCGGCAGGCTCAAGATCGCCACCACCTGATTGACGGCGTCCTCGCTGGCAAGGTCGACGCCCGCCTTCACCTTCGCCAGTGAATACCGGCGCGCGAGCGGGATGTTGACGGTGCTGCGGTGCTTCGACTTAGCCACTTTCGACCTCGCACATCCAATGGGAGCCGAGGCCGTCGGTGTCCACCTTCGTGAGCCGGTAGGTCGCGTCGAGGCCGGTGATGACGTTGCCCGCCTGGGGCGTGACCGACAGGGAGCCGCGCAGGATGATCACGCGCGTGAGGATCACGAGCCCGCCCTTGCCGTCGGCCGCCTGCTTTTTGTCCAGCTTGGCGCGGCAGGCGTTGTCGCTCGACGCCTGCGTCCACCCGCCGCTGCCGTTGGAAACCTTCGCGCCCGTTGCCGCCTTGAGCACGCAATCGGAGAACGTGAAGTCTACCGCGCCCTGTAGGGCTGCACTGAGGCCGTCCAAGATCCCCGACACAATCGCTCCCCCTCAGATCATTGCAACGGAAGGGAAGCTGAGGCTGCGCAGCTCGAGATACTGCTTGCCGTAGTTCGTCTGCGAGAACGTGCCGCCGCCGCTGCTGCTCGAGCCCGAGCTGCCGCCGCCGCGTGAAACTTCAAGGTCGCCGCTTTTGATGCGCGAGAAGTCGCCCACTGCCTGGAGCTTGGCGTTGGCTGAGGAGCCCTGGCCGCTCATAACAAGCTGGTGTGCGACGTAGTACATGATCGCCGGTCGGCGGTCGTCTTCGATCCACCGGGCGTCGATAAACCCGGTCTCCGCGAGCACGCTGTCGATCGTCGCGTCTGCGACGGTCGCGAACTCGGGAAACCGGGCCTTGATATCGGCCGCCGTGGGAGCGACGAATGCCATTACTCAGCGGCGCCTTTGTCGAAGGCTTTCTGCGCTGCCTCGAGGTCCTTCTCAGCAGCCTTGATGCGCTCGATGGCGTTGGATTTGTTCTTCTTGTTTTCCGGGGTTTCGCCGCCTTCAGCCTTGAGGGCTTTGTTGGCCTCGGAGAGCGCGTCCTTCGCGTTGCTGTACTCGGCCTGCGCCTCTTTGAGGGCGACGCCGAGTTCGTCGTTCGACTTGCCGGCCGCCTTGGCTTTGCCCCGCGTGCGGGCGCCGACTTCGATATCGCCGTCATCGATCAGCGTGGCGTTGAATTCGCGATCGGGGTCGAAGTCGGGGACGTCGACGGTTTGACCGACGGGGATCTTGTAAACCTTCTGGCCATCGGAAATGCCCGAGCGGACGGCGACGGCGCGGTCCTTCCGCAGGTTGGTGACGTTCGTCATGGGTAGAGTCTCCACTTTGGGGCGCCAGCCCGCGTTTCACAGAGGCGCTGGGGGCCGCCGGAGCGGCCCCCAGGAGCTTAGAAGCCGTCGCGGTAGCGGAACGCGCCCGGCCGGCGGATATCGACACCGCCCAGGCGCATAACGCCCGGAACGATCGTGTAGAGCACGTCCGTCTGCGCCGGCAGGAAGCGGTGCGACATGGGGATGTGCATTTTCACGACGTCGGGGCGGCGCGTGTACGCCACCATGCGGCTGGTGCCGCCAACGCCCGCAGTCTCGAGGCCGCGGATGGAAGCCACGGTGAGCGGCTTGCCCGTTTTCAGCGTGTACAGGTTCGACTTGAGCACCAGCTCGAGGATGGTCATCGGGTTGTCGGCGCTGAGCGTCGTCGTCGCGATGTACGCATACTTCAGAGGCGGCAGAAGGACGGTGTCGGCGTACTCGATGCCGAGGCTGTCGCCCCACACGTCGATGAGGATTTCGTCGATATCCTTCTTCACCTCGAGCGGGGTTTTCGTTTCCCAGATCAACGTTGCCGTGCCGGCGCCGTCGGCAACGTCCACGGGCGTGATCAGCGCATTGTTGATGATGGAGGAGAAGTTTTTGGAGGTGTCGCCGCTGAAGACGACGACGTCGATGAACTCCTCGGAGACGCGGCGGGCGCTTTCAGCCTTATCGGGCGTGAGCGGGATGCCCATCATCTGGGCATAGCCGATCTCTTCCCAGCCGTAGTCGTAGCCGATACCCGCGGTGAGAACGTTGGTCACGCTCTCTTGGCGGCTGGCGCCGACCAGGGGGATATCTTTGGCGTTGCCGTTGATCCACGACGCACGGCCGCGGGTGTCGGTTGAAATGTAGGTCACCGACTGGGTGAATTCCGGGGCCGAGTAGTCCACGGGCACGAGGCTCGGGTACTGGATTTCCGGGTACTGCTGCTCGTAGACCCCAGGTTCAATGTGGGTCTGCATGCTGCGGACGAAGGCGAGGTTCGCCTGTGCGTCGCCAATCTCAAAGCGCATAGTGTGTTCCGTCCTCTTGAGCTTGCGTTCGCCTTCTCGGCGTTAGCGGTTAAAGCCGATTAGACCAGGCGAATGCGGCCGAGTTGACCGCTCGACGTGGTGTCGAGCCACTTCGCGTTGATGGCCGTCTCGTTCGTGGACGGCGTGCCGCCCTTGATCGCGCCAGTGGCCTCGGTGAAGAACACCGCTTCTTGAGCCACGACGTTCTCGCCCGCAACAACCCAGACGTCTCCCTTCGTGATAAGGCGAGCCTCGGTGTACTGCGGGAATTTATCGGCGTCGGCGGCCACCGTGTAGCGGCTGCTGACTTCGCGAACTGCGATGCCGAGGAAGTTGTTCTCGCCGTTGGCGTTCGGCACGATGCCGTCACGATCGGCGGTGCCTTTGACGACGACGGCGCCGAAGGGGATGCCCGCGGCTTCTTGCACGTTCACGCTGATCAGCGTGTTCGGGATCGTCGAGGCGATCTGGCCTGCGAAGCCTGCGCTGTGGCGCTCCGCGTAGCTCGTCTGGGTAGGCATGTCCGTAACCTCTCGTTTGATCTGCGCCCTTACGTGTGGGCGCTACAGTTGAGGGCGCGAGGCCCGGAGTGGATTAGTTCTTCCAGGCGTCCTGGCGCTTTTTGTCGGCGGCTGCGCGAGCGGCTTCAATCGACTTGGAGTCGTACGTGCCGCCGTTGCCGTTGCCCTGATTGTTCTGGAAGACCTGGCGCATGTTGTCGCCGCCAGTGTCGTTGGTGTTGCCGTCGGCGGCTTGGGCGACGAGGACGTCGAACGCGTTCTCGTAATAGCCGTCGTTTTTGTCCTTGGCCTTGTCGCCCATCTTTTTGAGGACGGCCTCCTTGCGGATATCGGCGTCGGACTTGCCCTTGAAGTCGAAGGTGTCGCCGAGGATCTTCTTCGCGTCGCCGATCAGGGCGGTGCGGGCGGCAACAGCGGCGTCGAGCTTCGTGGCGTCCATCTGCAGGGCCTTGGCGGCGTCGAGTTGGGTGCGCAGGTCCTTGATGGCGTCGGCGTGGGTCGTGGTCATCGCGTCGATCTTGCCCTGCAGGGCGTCGCGATCCTTGGTGACGCTGGCGAGCTTTTCGCCTTGGAGGTCGAAGAGGATGGCGCCGGCGGCGTCAACCTGGAACGACTTGCCGTCGTAGGATTTGGCCTGCAGCTGCACGGCCGGGTTGTTTGCGTTCATGGTGGCGGTTTCCTTGCATCCGCAGTCGTTAGTCGACGCCTTATCGAGCATCAGTTGTGGTGCCCTGTCCCCCACTTTGCAGAGGGGACCGCATCGCCCGGCGTCTACCAGGGCGATGTGATTTCCGATGATGTTGCGCTGCACGGCGTCATAGTTCGTGCCGCCGAAATTGCCGCTCTCGCGCGTGATATCGCAGGTGTAACCGGCCGAGAGTTCGCCCTCGCCGCGCTGGACCCGGTTGACGGCGTCGGAGTCGGTGAGGCGCAAGCTGCCGGCCATGAACTGGCCGTCCCGCTCCATCTTCTCACCGGCAAACCCTACCGCCAGCTCTTTGTGATTGGAGGCCGTGACCCCGGCCCAGGGGTGGTCGATCGTGACCGGCTTTTTCGAGAACGAGTCCATGGCCTTCTGAGCGAAGACCTCCTCGGCAGGCCGATAAACATTGATGATATCGAAGGGGTCGCGATCGCGGAAAAGGTCGCCCAGCTCGAGGGCGTAGTATTCCTGGATGCCTGTGCGGCTGATGCGGGCGCGCACGTCGAGATAGCCTTCGGAGGTTACGGTGCGCGATGCAACCGCGTCCAAAACGATCTTATCGAGGAGTTGAAACACCCGTTTCCCACCAGCCAGACTCAGCCCCTCCGGCTGATGGGGCCGAGATATGGCACGGATTAACGATATTCGTCACTAGGGGTGGTGACGCACGCAAAAACGCCGCCCGGTGAGGGGCGGCGTTTCCTGCTAACCGGGGGCAGGGGGGCTGTTGGGTCGGCCAGCTCCCCTTCAATCCTCCGGCCGGCTTTTCAGGTCAAGCGGCGATCGCGTCGAGCGCAGCCTGCGTGGGCTTGTAGCCTTCCGGCCAGCCGCCGCGGTTCTGGTAGCATTTCACCGCCAAGCGGTCCTTCGTCGTCATGCCGTGAGCCAGCTCCTCCTTCTGCTCGGTGCGGGCAATGGCGTCGAAGCCCTTGTTCTCGCGCTTGATGCGGAACCAGCGCGACTCAGCCTTGAGGTTTTCGCCGCTGACCTTGTCGTGGCCGGTGATGAAGGCGTGGCGGCTAAAGACGTTCATCAGGCCGAGCATAACCGAGACCAGGATCAGGATGGTGTTATCGAAGGTCTGCAGGCCCTGGGCGGCGTTGGCGTGGTTGAAGCGCTCGAGCCCGAGGTGGACCCCGTACGCTTCCGTGCAGAAGGCAAGCGCGCCGAGGACCGGGAGGAAGATCGCCACGTCCAGGCGGTGGGCTCCGAGGAAGAGGCTGTAAGTGCGCGAGAGCAGGTAGCTGAGCGCGCAGGTGAGCGGCACCAGGCCGAAGGCGAAGGCGCCGTACTGCTCCCAGCCGTAGCAGCTGATGCCGATGGCGACGCCGACCGGGATATGGACGGCGATTTCCATGAGGTTGCGTTCGAACCAGCGGCCGAGGTTGAACTTCGGCTTGTTCGCCGTCGCCTCCTCTTCCTGCTGGCGGTAGCGTTCAAGCTGGCGCTGGGCCCGCTCGAGCTGCTTGGTGATGGGGCTCTTGTCGAAGATGGTCGAGGTCATTGGGTTGCGTCCCTTTTGGCGTGGCCGTGATTGGCCTACGCGACGCACCATGCTCGGAAGTGGTTAATGGATTGCCTCGGATTTCCGCGTTTCGAACGGAAACGGCCCCGGAGGTTTCCCGCCGGGGCCGTCCTGCCTCTCGGAGAGGCCAGCTTTGCCACCGCACCGATCGTCTGGCCGGTGGCTTCTTGCGCTTGCGGTATTTGTTGAGCGCGATCTATCAGCGAGTCGCTTTCCCGCGCAAGATCCATGAGGGAACGCGGATGAGGACACGCCAAATTCGCCATCTATCCTCGCCCACCTCTTCGTACTGACGGGAAATGCCGATGGCGGTTCGGCTAAAGCAGAACCTCCATTGGTTGATCGGAAGCGATTTGATGTTCAAGGCGCCGACCCGTTCTTGCTCGTGGGATCCGGCGCACCAGGCGGCAGCTTCCCGAACATCTTATTCCACCCGTTGAGCATGCCTCGCCTGACGCGATTTACGGTGATGGGTATGAGCGGGCCGACAAACAGCGTCCCCACTGCCAAGCCTATCAGAAACTCAAACATCGACCCTCCTATGCCCGCTTGCGCTTGAACTGGACGGGCTCGGGCTCAGCCTCATCCGCAAGGTCTACGATCTTGATGCGCCTGGTGCGCTCGTGCACGCGCTCTCCAGCGGGGCCGCGCACGCTTACCGTCATGATCACGTTGCCGGTGTCCTCGTCCTTGACGACCATCACCGAGGGATAGACCCCGCAAGTCGCAATCATGATATCGGCCGCCGAGTGACGCGCCTGGTCGAGGCTGATGCGCCGGCCGCCGCCCTGGGCCATCCAATCGATCACGGTCTGGAAGCCGAAGTCGAAGTCCTCGCGGGAAAGCCGGCCGAGGAGGCGGCAGACCGTGCGGTTGCGCCAGTGCTCGAAACTGACGGGCTTTGGCAGCTTGGCGCTGGGGAAGAAGGAGTTCGGGTCGATCGGGCCTGCCATTACAACCCCCTGCGCTTGAGTTCGGCCTCTACGGCCTTGTCCGCTGCGATCGTCGGAAGATCCCGCATGGCGATCTCCATGCCCCGGATATACGCCAGGGCGGCCCGCTTGCGATGCTTGGGCCCGCGCGCCCCTGATAATTCAACGGCGTAGATGGCCGAAGCTTTCTCGTGGAGGGCGGCGACAACCTCCTCGGGGCTGGCGCCGATCGCGTTCGCCTCGAGCGCCACTTTGCCGAGCAGGGTGCTCAGGGCGTCCAATCGGATGGCCTTTTCGATATCCACCGCAAACCCCAGCCTGCCAACAGGTGAGTCGCACACTGTCAAACGAGCGGTGTTATATCAATGGCGAAGCCCGCCCCCGGCCAGGGACGGGCCTCGGTGTAGCGAGCGCAGGGGGCCGTTGAGCAAACCCCGTGCATTCAAAGACCTCGGGCACCTTTCCTTGATGTGACGACTATGGGCTGGCGTTATTGCCAGCCCTTTTTTCTGCGCCCGTAGGCGTCAGAAACTCAGGAGCGGGCTTTGCCGGCTTCCGTGCGGGCGGCGCGTTCGGCGCGCGCGGCGTTGATCCGGCGGCGCTCTTCGCGGCTGCGGTTGATCACGGCCAGGCCGGCGTCATCGACGATCTTGATGCGCTGGGTCTTGGGCGGCTCGGGCGGGGGCACGCGGGAAAGCGCATTCTCGCGCTCAGCCTGCAGCTTCTCCTCGGTCGAGAGGATCGCCTTCATCGCGGCTGGGTCTGTCTGCGTCGATCGAGCAGCCGCGAGGAGCGCTGCTTGTGCCAGCATCGACATGGCGAATGGGGATCTGCTTGCGATTTTCATTACGTCTCTCCTGCCTGTGCACAACCTACGCTCCGATCGCGGGCGAGGGCAACTGCGTCGTCGGGCCGCCATACCTTCTTGGGGATGCCGGCCGCCTCCCAGCGGCGCTCGTACAGCGTCTGGTAGACCTTCGGCCGCAGCTTTCCGAGAGGCACCTGCTCGGCCACGCACTTAGCCCGCTGATCAGCGCCGCGCGTGCCCATGATATCGACGTCGAACGCGCGCACGAGCCGGCGCACTTCATCAGCCCAGAGCAATTCGACCAGGCGTTGCGGGGAGTGCGCAAGCGTCTTGCCGTCGAAGCCGTGCCCGCGCTGGCGCACGCCACTCTCGTGCTTGAGGTTGTACCACCCGCCCTCAGTGTTCCGACACATCAGCCACCCAGGCGGCTTGGCGTTGAAGCACTTCGTGCGCAGCAGATCGCAGGGGAGCAGAAACATTTGCGTCGCCACCATCGAATAGGACCAGCCCTGCAGCTGCAGTCTGCCGGCGCTGTCGCCCTCGCCTTTGATTTCGACGCCGATCAATTCGCTGGGCGTGACAATGCCGAGGTCGAGGCGGGCGCCACCCCAGCTTGCGACGCTGAGTTCGGGAACGAGCACTGCGTCTGGCCATTGCTCGCGCGCCCACCAGAGCGCCCAGCCGAGGAGTGTTTTCGCGTCGCTCATCGGTTGGCTAGCTCCAACAGCACGTCGGCGTGGCACGGCTGATCGAGCGGGCAGAAGCACGCGAGGTTCTTGCCGCGCAACTCATGGAGGTGCTTGTTGAGCAACGCGCGGGCCGCATCCGAAGTGGGCCCCGACCATTGCCGATCATCACCGCGCACCCAATCGAAGAAGTCGTTCACGGCATGCTGGGCGGTGTAGGATTTATATCCGACCTCGTGAGCGGCTTTGAGGGTGAATGGATTGCCGAACTTCATCCCCGGCCCGCGCGTGACGCACACGGTGTTGGGCGGCAGCTTGGAGCCGGCCTTGCGGCTGCGCTGTACGCGAACGGGGGTCATATCTCCCGCCCCGTGTAGCGGTAAAACCGATCGAGGAAGTTGAGCGCGGACTGCTCGAAGCCCCATACCTTGATGAAGCTACGCTGGAATGGCGGATATTCCTCGAGCCCCCAGTTGCCGCGCCCTGGTATGTCGGGAACGAACGCCAGTTTCTCGGTGTGGAGCGCGCGCAGATCCGCGTGCTTGACCGCAGGATCTAGCGGCTGCGGGAGGCCGAACTTCAGCGCGATCGCCAACTCGATCCGCTTCTCGACGCGCTTGAAGTCGGGGCAGAGCATCTTGAGCGGGCCGGGCATGTCGCCGGTATATGCCTCCGAGGCGTCGTGGAGCAGGCCCTGCAGTCGCAACTCGGGCGGCAGGTTGTCCGCTACCAGGCACGAGTGCTGGGCCACCGAGTAAAAGATATCGTCGCGCAGCTGGCCGGCATAACGCCCGGTGCGTGCGAGGCCCCAGGCAATGTCCTCGATATCGAGCATGTCGGGATGCGGCTGCGCGTAATCGAACACGCGCCCCGATCGGCAGCTGATGGTGTACCCGATCACTCCGGGCTTCGTTATGGCGGTCATGGCAGCTCCTTGAAGCGATCGAGTTGTGCGGCGATTTCCGCCTTGGTGTCGTTCGTGATGATGTGTCCAGCCGTATCGCATGCCGGGTCGCGGACGATGATTGTGATCTTCACACCATCGATGAAGAGGGGCGCTATCTCACCGGCCGCAATCACGGCCAGTCTGTCATGCGTACGCTTCAACATAACGTCATTGTGCGACTGGTAGTCGTTGCTCATGGCTGCGCCTCACATCACGTCGTCGTTGAAGCGGATGACTCCGCGGCGGGGAATGAACAGCTCGGGCCCGTCGCTGCCGAACAGGTAAGGCTCGCGCGGCTTCACGACGCCACCCGATGCGCCGCCAACTTTGCCGCCAGTTGCCGAGCCGATAAACTGGCTCATGAAGTCGACCGCGATGCTGACCGCCTTGTCCGCAACCTGCTCGCGGATCTGCTGCATCAGCACCGGGTGGACGAACAGCGTGCGGCCCGCCCGGTAGGATGAGGGCTTGAGCTTCATCCGCCCCTGTATGCCCTTCGCCCAGCGACGACGTGCGCGGCTGGGCGATCGGCAGGCGCTGAAGTCGGGCACTACGGCATCGGTTGTCTCAACGAGGTCGAGGCCGGCGAAGCTGTTCACGAGAGTGTATCCCATTAGGTTGCGGCTCATGTCACCACCAGTGTGTCTTCGGGATGCTCAACGCACATGGCGCGCACCTCGCGCAGGAACTCGAGCCCGCTAAGGTAATCGCCCCAGCCGTTCGGCGGGTTGAGGGCTTTGAATTTGGACGGGTCGTCCTCCATCGCGTTGATCGCCGTGCGGAGCGGTGCCAACGCCTCAGAGCAAGGCATGTCGTTGAGGCTGCGCACGCCCAGCCCAGCCGCGCGAAACATCGGCGCCAGGTTGGAGGTGCAGCCGATGGAGTCGACGTCGCCATCTTTCAAGTAAACGCTCCAGCTCATGGCTGCGGCCTCCCGTTGTGCTCTACGCCGTCGAGGAGTCGACCGGCTGCGTGCTTGCCAAACTTGCGGATGATTTCGGCGCCCGCGTCTTCAGGATGATCAAGCACGTCCTCACCTGTTAGGTGGGTGCCGTCTGAAAGAACAACCGAGTGATGGGCACGCCAGTCCCACCCTGGGGGCTTGATTTCGCAGGGCGCGTAATCGCCCCACTGCTTGAACATCCATGGCACGCCCGCGCTGGCGCACTGATCGCGCAGCGAGCGCGCCCAATCTGGATGCATCGGGCGAGCGCCTTGGCCGCTCTCGCCGCCGCAGATCACCCAGTCGACGCGCGGGAAGTAACCGCCCATGCGGGTTTTCTCCGGCTGCATTCCGGTTGGGTCAAAGCCGTCGGGTCCGTACCAGTTACTCAAACGACGGTAGAGCGAGTCAGCTTCGGGCGTGAGGTCGATCGGCCCCAGCATCGGCTCGATCGAGAGGAACACGCGCGGAATGTTCAACGCCGTTTTTGCCGCGAGCAGCTTCGGGATATCGCGATCGGCTTCCGCCTGGTTGATCACTGTGATGCCCTGCCACACGTTCGGGAGGTCGCGCGCCCAATCGAGCCCGGTGGCCTGCATCATCGCCTCGACGTTGCCGATGCGCTTAGTGAGCAGCAGGAACACGCATCCTCGAGCGGCGAGCATCGCGTGCAACGCCTCCGCGCGCCATTGCGGGTCGGCCTGGTTGTCGAAGAAGTCGGAGAGCGAGTTCACGAAAACGAACTGCTTCACGCCCGTCTGCTCGGCAATGCGCTGGGCTGCGCGCACAACCTTGAAGCCGGCCATCACCCGGCGCGGCGGCCCGTTCCATTCGACGGTGCCGTATCGCTCGGCGCGCGTCTTGGCGTAGCAATGATCGCAAGCGGGGCTGATCTGGGTGCACCCTTCCCAGAAGTTGGCCGTGTGATCCGCCCACTCGATGCCTGTATCAATCCCCATCGCCGTCTTCCTCCACGCTGTAATCGCCGACGATGCCCTTGGCCTCCTCGATGATCTCGCCCCAGATTGCGTTCTCTGCCCAGACGTCCTTCGTGTTGCCGGGGTCGATCATGCCGGCGACCTTCTGCGCAAATTGCAGAAGCTTGGTGGCGGAAGGCGCCGGCACATTCATCATCCCCGAGTAATAGTCATCGCGAATAGCGGTGAGGTGTTTCGCGATCGCCTGCGTGTCGGGGAAGCGGTCCATTTCGTGGATCCACCATCGGTAGATCATCACCACATCGGGATCCGTTGGCGCGGGCTGCTGGCCGGTCTTGTCGCGCACGAGCGTTTGCGCTGCGACAGCCATCAGCGTTGACGCGGCGGACATAAGCACGATGTGGGCGATGCCTGCGCCCTGGCCGGCGCAGATGGAGCCTACAGCGCGCAGTGCGTCATCGCCCGCGCGGAGGCATAGGGCGCCGAGCGCCTTTTCGGTTTCCTCAGTCATCGAAGCCAGGCCCCTCGTCTGCTTGCCGCTGGGCCTCGATCTTAGCGTCAAGGGCGGCCTGCTCCTCGGGCGTTACCGGGTGCGGGTGCGCCTGCTTGGTGGCGAAGGCCGGCGCCGTGCCCACTATGCCAACGACCCAGACCTTGACCCAGGAGCCGTCGTTGTCTTTCGAGGCGGTCTTCATGCGCTCGCCTATGGTTGGTCGATCGCCGTCGACGTGGAAGGTGTAAGTTTTCCGGTCGCCTGGTCGGTAGGAGGCTGCGATGTAGTGGCGTGGCATTTGCGGTCGATCCTCTCTGAGTGCTCGCGGATTGCGATTTTAACCGTCACGTACTCGGTGGCGTTGTGGATTGCACACTCGCCCAGGTGGACGCCGTTTTCGGCTATCACCTCGCCCCATTCGGCCAAGGTCTCGCACACGCCCAGCTCACGAATGAACCGGCGTGCCCAGATCTCGAATTCCTTTTTGCGGCTGCTGATAACCATACGTGCGTCTTTCCTGCGGGGGTGGACATAACGCAGATTTCTGCGCTAAGCAACATCACACTTCGCTAACGATTAGCGGGTAGCTTGGGCTCATTGCAGGGAGCAGCACCATGAACTGGCAATCAATCAGCCTCGCCGTATATCTCGAAGCCTCGCGCCAAGCCGCCTGGGATAAAGGGGGGTGGGGCCGGTCTCTTTCGCGTCGTTGGTTCGCTGAAAATCCCGCGGTTCATTCAACGTTTCATAACCAGCGCCATTACTGGAACACCTAACCCATGCCCCACATCATCAAAGTTGTAACCGCCCCCAACCCGCCGCACGGTTTCCACAACGAGTTCACCGAGTACCTGCGCGACGTCAACGTTGGCGCCATCATCCTCGTTCGCGAGCAGCTGGCCGCGCAGACGTTCGACACCTTCGGCGCGGCAATGGCATCGGCCCGCCTCGTGCAGGCTGAGTTGCCCGAGCGCACGGTAAGCGTTGAGGTGCTGGGCTGATGGCCCGCTTCGCCTTCTTCCACGACACGCCCGAGGGCGAGACGCTCAAGCTGCAGGCTGGCACGATCCAGCATGACGGCGGCGTTTCGACGAAGGCCGATCGCTTCAGCGGCGTATGCGAGGACGGCGTCAGACGCCAGGCCACGCGGATGATTGAAATGAAGCGCAACCCCACCCGCCACGAATGCGGGCCGCAATGCCGGCAGGCATCGGGCAAGGTGATGCGCTGCGAGTGCTCCTGCGGGGGCAAGAACCACGGAAAGGGACGGTGATGCAGTACGAGGTTGAGCTGGTTGAAACAGACGGCGACGGCGTTACGCGCGTCGAGGTCTATGACAAAGCGAAGGGCGCGAAGGGCCTCTACAATCACGGGCGCGATCACTACTGGTTCGCCATGTACGAGCGCCGCGACGACGGGCTTGCCGAATGGCACCTCGACTATGCGAACATCGAGATTATGCGCGATTACCTGCGCGAGTTGAAAACCGACGGCCACGAGGTCACGTGGATGCCCAGCACGCGGCCCTGGCTCGAGCAGTTTGGCGAAGGATGGAAAGAGCTATGAAACTCACGCGCACCGCGAAGGCTCTTCTCAAAGAAGTGCACGAGGGAAAGTTTCGCTGGCGCACCGCCAAGGGAAACCGCAGCGGATCACGCTTCGCAATGATCGACCGGCTGGTTGAGGAGCGCCTGCTTGAACGCGAGGCCGGCATAGGTGGCGGCCTAATCATCACAGCACTTGGCTTGGTCGCAATTGGAAAGATCCCGCAATGACCGCCTGTCCCACAGCCCACACCATCGAGTGGGACGCCCAGCGCGGGCGCATCACCGGCATTCGCTTCCGCCTGGACGATGGCAGCGACGTGCTTGTCGGCGCAGCGGTATTTGACAAGCCCCTGCAGGAGAGCGCCGACGAGGACAACGAGTGCCCGCACGGCGACCCCGATTGCATGGGCGGCGATGAAGACAACCACTGGGCGTGCGAGCGCCCGTTTAGGGAGCGCGGGTGATGCTGATAGCTGTTTGCTCGGCCAGGCCGCACACAACCATGCAGCGCACTGGCCAGAAACTGAAAGACCCGTGGAAGCGCGACGTGTACCACCTGCGCCGCTCGGGGATGACGACGCTTTGTGGCCGCGACTCCAGCGAGTGGCTGACCATTGGCCATATCGAGATTGACGGAAACTGCTGCACGCGCTGCGCGAAGAAGGCGGGCGAGCAATGATCGGCGAAACGCTGCTCATGAACCGTGACCCCGACGAGCTTCGGAGTGAACTGATCAAGGCGATGGATACTGTGATCGCCGACTCGCTTCGGGCCTTCGGGATCCAATTCAATGACCCGCAGGAGCTGAAAGGTCGCCTTGGCAAGAAGCGTCAATCCGATTGGGAGCCAGGCCGATATCAATACTTCATCGACGGCCATCCGTTTCTCGACATGCGGTATTACCACAACCCGCAGACGGTGCGCCTCTCGTGGGTGACGATCGCAAAGAAGGAGAAGTGAATGCGCAGAGTTCATAAATACAAGGTGGGCCCAGAGCCTACAGACGTGCGCGTGGGCATTACCGCAAAGGTCGTTCATTTCGCACGCCAGCGCGACGAGGTGTTTGTGTGGATCGAGGATCTGCACGATGCCTATACCAGCATCACGCTCACCCTGCAGATCTTCGGGACCGGGCATGAGATATTCGACGACAAGCTCGAGCACATGGGCTCGCTCAGCGACGGGCCCTGGGTCTGGCACCTCTACGGAATGCGGAGAACCTGATGCGCAAAGCCCTCATCATCACCGGCGCCGCGGTCGCGCTCGCGTGGTTCCTCACCGCTTGGCCGCTCCTCACCGCCGGCTATATCGCGATGGACTCGATGGGCACCGGCTTCGGCTACTGGGCGTGGAAGAACTGGGACGCCATCTGCCTCTACGCCTTCGCCCCCATCATGGCGTTTATACTCTTCGCGGGCGTGGTGGGGATCATCCACACCGCGATCCAACTCCTCAAGCTCTAACGAAAGGACGCAACCATGAACGTCGAAAACAAACTAACGGTGGTGGTCGAAGTGACCGATGCCGAGCAGGCCAACAGCCTGCGCGAGTTCCTGGGTAACTATACCAGCGACCTCAGTCGCGAAGCGATGGCCAGCTATGAGCGGAAGCGCGGGGATGATCTTGAGGGCGAGGCCGACAAGCTGCGCGCGCAGTTGAGCCGAGCCGCGATCGCAATGGCTGGCCGCGAGAATGGAAGCCTTCAAGCCGCAGATATGGTCGTTTGCATCGGCCAGTGTACGGCAGCGATAGACGCCTACGATAACAGCACGCACAAGGCGATCCCGTTCTAGCGCCAGCCGATCGCGGCGAGCAGAAAGAAAAGGACGGCGAGCGCGGTGAGCGCCTGCCGCCCTAATTCCTCCAACTCCGATCGAAGCGGGCGGAACGGGCCGCCGAGATAGCGTAGCGTGTAACGCGCGTACATGGCGCACACGGACCCGGCGAGGTAGAGCAGCGTCATCGGGCGCGGAATAGGCGGTAGCGGCCACCACGGCGCGCGTCGTGGGCACCCAGGGGGAGACGATCGAGCCCGCCCAGGCCGGCGGCTTCCAACTCGGCCTCCTCGGCGGCGCTAAACAAGATCGCCTGCGCCTTGCACCGGCATTGAATGTCCTCGCCTGGGTGGCCGGTGGAGGGCGGCTTCTTCTTGTAGCTGAACCGCTTGCCGTTGTTCGCCTTGTGGGTCGGGCGCACGCGGTCGTCGCCGACGGTTTTCCACTTGTACTCCTCGAGCCCGGCCTCCTCGTGGCGGGCCTTGTCGAGCGCGCCCGAGTATTTGCCCAGCTGATCGCGGGCGATGAGCTTCGCGCGCGCGGGCGCGAACTCCATCTTCTCGCGCAGCGTCTTCGCCAGCTTGGCGGGGCCGTCGCCATCGGCGTACGCCTTCCACACCGTCTGCTCGATGCGCTTGTAGATATCGTCGCTCAGCCCCTTGATGAGGCCGACGTTCGTTTGCGTGGTCGCCTCTACCAGCTTCTGCACGTCGCCGGCCGCGAGGATCTGGGAAACGTCCAGGCGGGTCGCTGCCTTGATGACGCCCGACCACCGTTGGCGATGCCACTTCTCGACGCGCTCGGCCCATTGTCCCACTTTGGGCGTCGCCGTGAGGACCGCCTGTTCGCCGTACGAGGCCACGGTGGCGAGCATGCCCTTGACGACGTTCTGGGTCACCTGCGATGCGCCCCACGTGTCCTCGACATAGCCGAGCGATTGGCGGTAGGCGCTGATCATCGGGTAGATGATCGCGTACAGCTCCGTCTCGAGCGCCTGCGTTGTCTCGATCGCGGCCAGCACCTTGGGCACGTTGATGCCCGCGGCCTTCGCCATCGCCTCGAGGTCGAAGTCGGCCATTACTCAGCGCCTGGCTTCGGGAAGTTGGCGGGGTCCTTGTTCGGGTCGAGCGGCGGCGATTGCGGTTCCGGTCGCTTCACTTCCAGATCCTCCTCGTCCAACTCGAGCATCGCCTCCTCGAGCCCAGGATACATGCCGCTCTCGACCAGGCGGGCGATGATCGCCTTCTCGAGCGCCATCACCGGGATAACGCCAGCGTTGACGTACTGGATATCGGCCTCGGCGTTGATCTTGTTGACCTCGGCCGCCTCCTTCGGGCTCATCTGCCAGATGTTGTTCCACTCGTAGAACCACGTCTTCGGCTCGCTGCCGAGCGCGTGCTTGAGCAGCAGCCTGTCGAGGAACATGAGGTCGCCCTCCATGTCCTCCTGCTTGGAGCGCACGTTGGCCGAGTAGTTACGCAGGTCGCTTTCCCCGGTGGAGTTCATCCCGGCCGGCGACTGGCTGAGGAAGCGCGTCGCGGGGATATCGGTGGCGCCCGAGACCACCTGCAGGAAGATGTTGAGCACCTTGTCCAGCGAGCCGAAATTGACGGTCTTGCTGTCGAACGTTTCCTTCCCGCCCATGAGCGCGAGGTTGAACGTCGACTTGCCCAGCTTGAACAGGCGCATGCGCTCCATCAGGCGGGTGTTGCTTTGGTCGCCGGCCAGATGGGCCTCGAGGTTTTCCATCTGCATGACGTCGATCTTGGCTTCCTCGACGAGTTGCGCCGACGACTGCAGCGCGAGGCCGGCGTCGCGCACAGCCTCCCACACGCCCTGCAGGATGCTGTCGCTCCACGGGTCGTTGGCGTTCATCGGATCGGGGTACGGGTTGCCCAGGAAGCGGATCACGCGCGAGTGGTGGATCTTGGCGTTGCCCACGTACCGCGCGGCCGGGGCCTTGTCGGCGCGGCGCGCACCGTTCACCTGCAGGCGATAGAACTCGGGCTGGCCGAAGTGCTCGCTCTGCGGATCCCAGCTGATCTGGCTCTCGCCCTGGTCGAGCATGGTGCGGGGCACGGCGACGATGTACTTGATGCCGCCCTTCTGCATGCCCTCGACGGTGATAGGCTTCTCGGAGTTCTTGCCGTCGCCGATGATGAGCGCGCCACCCCCCAACATGCGGCCCCACCGTACGGCCTCGCGAACTTTCTTCCGCAGGCCCAGGGCGACCTCAGCGCGATCGATGGCCGTGATCTGCGCGGGCTTGAGCGCCCACGTGCGCCATTCCTTCGTCATGTCCTCGGCGATGATATCGACGGCCTTACGCGCCATCCAGTCGCTGCGGTACATCGCCATCAGCTCGTTGTTCGGCAGCTGCGTGAACACGTACGTGTCGCCCGCGCGCTTCGTCCCGATCGAGCCCAGGCCCACCATCAAGTTGGTGAGGCCGTCGGCGTGCCGCATGCGCGGGTGGTCGACCACGTTGTCGGCTGTGGCGGCCTTCGTCGTCCTTGGCTTACGCGCAACCATCAGAGCAGCTCCAGGATATCTGCGCCCGTGCCTATCATGTCGGCGACGGCGTCCATAGTGGGGTCAACCTGGTCGTCGAAGTCGCCACCAGGAAACGCCAGCAATTCAGAGATATACGTGGGCATCCACTCCGCATTGCGGGGCAGGACGACCATGCCGGAGTTGAATGCCGGCACCACGTCGAGGGCGCGCATGTACTTGTCCTGAGTCGTCCTCGGGATGCCCTCAACGGGGATGCCCTTGAGCGACTGCAGGAGCGTTGTGCCCGAGACCTTGTCCTCGATCTTCATCACGCGCAGGTGTCCCCATCGGACGGTCGGGTACACCTTCGGGTCGCGGTGCTTGGCCCAGAACTGCTCGGCGTTCTTTTGGAGGTCGGGGGCCTTCCACTTACCGCGCAGCTGGTCGAGCAGGTACGCCTTGCCGTCGGTGCCGTAGCCCCAGAGCTGGAACACTGAGTAATCGTTTGCCTCGCCGTCCTTCTGCGCCGTGTCGGCGTAGATGACGCGATACTGGATATTCGGCAGATCCTTTACCGACTCCCACCAGCGCAGGTACTCGCGCTTCCACACGGCGCCGCCCAGGGCCATGGGGTTCTGCATGTATTGCGACCAGTAGACGAACTCGTCGGCCTTCAGCCTCTCGATCTTCTCCTCGTTGAACTTCGCCCGCCACAGGGGGCCGTCGGGCAGCTTGTACTCGATGGGGATGCCGTGGGTGTACTCGCTGGGGTACGCCGCCTGGTTGTCGATCATCACCGGGAGGTTGAGGTGCTCCCAGTAATCGCCGCTGCCCCCACTCAGGAGGAAGCCCACGAGATCCTGCTGGTGTAGGCGCTGCATGATGATCACGACGGGCACGTCCTCGGTGGCGAGGCGGCTCTTGATCGTGACGTTGTAATTCTTGTTCACCTTCTCGCGCTTCGTCTTTGAGAAGGCGTCGAGCGGCTTCAGCGGGTCGTCCATGAAGATGGCCCCGGTGAACTCCTCGGCGGCGTTCATGCGGCCGGCGCGAAACCCGGTGATGGGGCCGTCGGCCGGCTTGGCGAGGAATTCGCCGCCCTGGTTGGTGCGCCAGAGGTCCTGCCTGTCGGCGTCGGCGCGCATGTCCATCGGCCACATCGCCTGGTACTCGGGCGAGCGGATGATTTCGCGGATCTTGTTTGAGTTGGTGCGCACGAGGCTGTCGGAGAACGACGTGTGCAGGATGCGGGATTTGGGGAAGAGCGAGAACGCACGCGACGCGCCCATGACGACGACAGTGTCGGTCTTCGTGAAGCCTGGCGGCACGGTGATGATTACGCGCTTGCGGCGGCGGAATAGTACGTCGTCAAAGACCTGCGCCATGATCCCATGGTGCGGCCCGGTGAGGAACTTTTCGGCTAGTGAGTTGCGGTAGAAAAACCGCATGTAATCGACGTGGTCGGCCTCGCAGCAAACCCTGACAGCCCTACGCTCCCGCGTCGTCGCCGTCGTCAAAATACCGGCGTCTTGCAGCTGCGATCTCCTCTGGTGTCGTGGGGTCGGCGCGCTGCTCGGTCACCGCGTGCTGGATGGGTGCGCCACCGTTGCCCACGTGCTCGAGTTGGCGCGTGAAGCCCAAGTGCTTGCCCTTGCGCTCGAGCCACCACTGGGCGACGGCGAGGTTCTTTTTGTTGACGATGTTGTCGACCACGATCGCGATCGAGATCTCCGTAATGCGGTTCGTCGCCTCCTGCACCGCCTCGATCAGAACGGCGCTGTCGTTGATGCGCTTGCTCACGTTCTGGCGCGTGCACTTCAGCTGCTCGGCCATGAGCGAGTAGTTACCGCCCGTCTTTGCGATAGCCTCGAGGAACTGCGCCTCGGTTATGATCTTGGCCTTTGCCGTGCTCATCGTCCGACTCCTAGTGCGCGCAATACCGCATTATGCGGCCTCGGGCAAAAGGGCGTCGAATGTCACACCGTCGGCCTCGCGGGTTGCCGCCTTGCCGGTGAACGCCTGCCAGCGTGCGACGGCGACATCCACATATGCCGGGTTTAGTTCTATCGCGTACGCTTTGCGCCCCGTGCGCTCGCACGCGATGATCGTGGTGCCGCTGCCGGAGAAGGGCTCGTAAACGCTGTCACCGGGCTTGGAGTTGTTCTCGATCGGGCGCTGCATGCACTCGATCGGCTTCTGGGTTGAGTGGCCGGTTTCCGATCGGTGGGGCTTGTCGATCTGCCAGAGCGTGGACTGCTTGCGATCGCCGACGAAGTGCGCGGTGCGGCCCTTCCTGACGGCGTACCAAGCGGGCTCGTGTTGCCAGTGATAGTTGCCGCGGCCGATGGCGAACTGCTGCTTCGCCCAGATGATCTGCGAGCGGATTTCGAACTCGCAGGCGGCCAAGCTATCGGCAACGACCGGCGAGAACACACCCGCGTGCCACACGTAGGCAACGGCGCCGGGGAAGAGCGCCCACGCCTCGCGCCAGTCGGCTTTATCGTCGTTGAGCACCTTACCCGTCGCGCGCACGGTTTTGTTGTTTCCGTTCTTTGGGTCGACGATGCCGGTGCGCCACGAGGCGTCGTACTCAACGCCATAGGGCGGGTCGGTGACCATCAGGTGGGGCACGGCGCCGGCCAGCACGCGCGCTACCGTATCGGCGTCAGTGCTGCTCCCGCAGGCGATGCGGTGTTCGCCGAGGATCCAGATATCGCCTGGACGCGAGACGGGGTCTTTCGGCGTCTCGGGCACGTCGTCGGGATCTGTGTTGCCATCGGCGCCGGCCAGCAGGCCGCGAACGTCCACCGCGCTGAAGCCGGTGAGGTCGAGGTTGAAGCCCGCGCCCATGAGGGCGTCGAGTTCGAAGCGCAGCACGCCCTTGTCCCATCCGGCCTGCTCGGCGAGGCGGTTGTCGGCGAGGACGTAGGCGCGCTTTTGTGCGGCCGTCCACCCGCGGGCGACGATGCACGGCACCTTCTTGAGGCCGATCTCGAGCGCGGCCAGGCGGCGTCCGTGGCCGGCGAGGATTACGTAGTTCTCGTCGACGAACATGGGGTTGGTCCACCCCCACTCGCGAATGCTGGCGACGATCTGCTTGACCTGGTCTTCGCTGTGGGTGCGTGCGTTGCGCTCGTATGGCTTGAGCGACGCCAGCTCGAGCAGCTCGACGGGACGGTTGTCGGTGGTGCCGACGGGCTTGCCTTTGGCGGTCATAGGGGGCCTTGCCTTGCGTAGATGACGATGGGGACGACGAGGAGCACGAGCAGCACGAAGCCGACGAACGCGATCAGTGACCACTTGAGCATTTACCCGATCCTCCACACCTGCAGGGCGTTGAACATCACCCACAGGGTGAAGGCAAGCAGCGCTGCGCCCTCGACGGTCTGGCGGATCACTTCCACTCACCGAGGAATGGCGCGCGGCCATCGGTGGACCGGTGAATGTAGGCAACGGCCCCGCATGTTGTGCAGTTTAGTTGGCTGGCTCCCAATGAGACACCATCAGCGAACCAGGTTGAAACCCGGTCTACGTCGTTGTGGTCGCGGCACTGGGCAATGCGGCGTTCCCGTCGCTTGGCCGCGCGCTCCTCGGGCGTCATGTTTCCGAACGCCTGCAGCACGGGCGCGGCATTAGCTGCCTCCTCGGCTTTTCGCTGGGCAACGCTCTCGGCGCTTTCCTCGATCGTGACGGGCGGGTTCTCGAGGAGGTTGGCGATGCGCACCATTTCGAGTTGTGCGTCTGCCGTGGCCTCGGCGATGCGCTTGAGGGCGCTCTCGATCCCGATCGTGCGCAGGCTGGCGCTGGTCATCACCAGTGCGAGCCAGAATATCGAGCCCGTGGTGGCGAGCGCGCAGGCGATGAGCAAGCCCTGCTCGAGATTGTTGAAGCCTTCCATCAAAGCACCTCCCGCTTGAGCGACGACGGATAGACGTTGCCGTCCTCGGCGATGAACACGGGCTCGCCCGCGCGTATGGCTGCGCCGGCCGGGTAGCTCTTCACGGTGCCGATCGGTTGGCTAGCCGGCGGCTCGAGTTTCTTGAGGCGCTTGTCCAGCCGCCGCGTATCGAGCCAGAGGAGCACGATCATGATCCCGCACCAGAGGATCATCAGCGCGACGGGGATGGGGTTGAGGGCGATGGTCGACTGCATCAGATGTGCTCCACCCATCCACCACAACGGAGGCATTTGCTCGACTTGCCGATAACCTGCGGGTCGAAGCATCCGCACCCCATGCCGTCGCGTGGCCTGGGCGTTCCGACGGGGACGTCGGGAGCGATGGGCTCTCGATATCCTTGATCGAGCGACACGTTGCGCGGGTTGCCGTAGCTGCTCGGCATCGGCTCAGCTGCGCGCCTGAAGGCTGATGCCGTGCCCGGCGCGGGCGCGTGCGGATCATCGGCAAGCAGCTCCGCGCCTAGAACGCCTACGACGGTTTGCGCAATCTCGATCGCGAAGGCGCCGACGTAGCTGTCAGTGCGATCGCTAACGCAGAAGGCGTGGTTCGTTGGGATGCGATCGCTGAGCGCCTGGCCGCCTTTGGGGATTGCGACAACGGGCACGTCGTCGGCAACGCCCTCGAGTGCTTTGCGGAGTTCGCCGACTCTCATGGCGTTGCATCCCACGCTTTGCGGTATGCCTGGTCGGCCGCATCGAGCGCGCGCTGCTTGCGCTCCTCGGGGGTGACCTCGGGATCCCATCGATCGGTAACGGCGTCGCTGGCTTGCTGTGCCGCTTTGATGGCTCGGTGGTGGAGCATTGCCTGGTTGATCATCGGCCCAGCCCCAGGATTGCGAGGGCGATGATCGGCGCCGTGTACAGCCAGGCGCGGGCGATCAGTTGTAGGATTTCAGGTTTGGTCATTGTGCGTCCCCTTGGTGGGCGGACCCGGCACCTGCATGCCGAGCCCGCCTGTTGGTTTGTGGTCTAGGCGATGTTGCCGGCTTCGTCCCGGCGAACGGTCTGGTCGCCGTCCATGCGATCGCTGTCGATGAACTCGCCGCCCAGTTTATAGCGCGGGTTCTGGTCGCCATCGATCAGCTCGGCGGCCTCCTGCTCCTCGCTGGTCAACTCCGAGAACTTGCGGCGCGGCTTGTCCTCGGCCTTGTCCAGCGCCTCGACCTTGCCGTCCTTTTCGACGTGGCCGGCAACGTCGTCGATGCGAAGGCGCTGGCTGGTGCCGGCCTCAGCCTGCTCGAGCTGCGATACGGGGAAGCGGGCAACTTCCAGAGCCTGCTGGCCCTCAAGGATCCGCACGCGCCGATCATCGCCCTCGGCTTCGATGACCTTCATCAACACGCCATGGGGTTTACCCTTGATCCGCACCAGCGAGTCCGCGGGCAGGCGGTTTGCGACGTCGGCGACCAAGCGGCCAATGGTGCCCGCGACGCTCACGTCGCCGGTGATTTCGATGCCGGCTTCACGCGGCGGGTCGTTGCCGCGCTCGGCGAACGGATCGTACTTACGCTGGGTCGCCTCGCCCTGGGCGACTGCAGTCGCTCGCTCGTCTGGAGAAAGTTTCCCGCCATCGGCGAGGCCGTGCTCAGCCTGCAGCTGCGCGAGCATCTGCTCGCCCAGGCGGTCGACGATATCCGAATACCGCGCCTCCAAGGCCACGCGGTTGCGCGTCGCCGCCTCGAGTAGCGCCTTCGCCTGGCGATCGGCTGACGCCGCCACCAGGGCGTTTTGCTTGCACGTCGACTCCTTGCCGACAGCGCGATTGAGTTCCTGAGATACCTGGTTGAGGTCCGTTTCCGTGACCCGCGTTTTCCGCGCCAGTGCCGTTCCGTTAGCCGATTCCATGTGCGCCCCTTTCCTGCTCATTGGGCGCCGGAACATGGCTCGGTTCGTCAACCAGCGCAACGGGTCGCAGATTTCGGCGTCGCCCGGCAAGCGAAGGCCGCGGCAGGTGGACCCTCGCCGCGGCCTCCGAATGCGAACTGGCGAATTTGCAGGACGCCAGGTCACCGACTGCCCATGGGACGCAACCGACAGGAGTCGCCGGTTGTGTTGCACGATCGCTGAGGGCGCGCAAGATTATCACTCCGCCGGCTTGAGGGTGACGCGGTATTCCAGCTCGCGGAGTATGCCGCCGAAGCGGGTGTCGATCTGGGCTCGGTAGAACTCGTCGGGGGCGTAGACCTCGGAGCCGTTCCACTCGGCGTTCGCGAACCAGGCGTTGTAGGCGGCTCGGCCGTGGGTCTCGACGATGGCGTGGGCGACGGTGCGTGCTGGGCCCTTGGGCATGGGCACGTCGGCTGCGGGAGCGGGAGGTGGCTTGGGTGTTCCGGCTGCGAGCTGAGCGGCTATGGCGGAGTCTATTTCGGTCGTCAGCGCGCGGAGGTGGGCGATGGGCTTTGGCCGCTTGTGGGCGGTGCATCGTTTGACGACGTCGAGGATCAGGGCGGGGGTGGCGCCGTTGGTTAGCCAGAGGTCTACGGCGAACTCGAGTCCGCAGTTGGCTGGGTCGGCAACGCTGGGGCCTATGACCTTGAAAACATCGTCGAGAAATTCTTCACGCAAGCCGCCTGCAGTAGCTAGCTTGCTAGCTACTTCTGGCTCTGGCTTTGGCATGCTACCCCGTTTGCTAGAAACTTTGGTGGCATTTGCTTCGCTATTGCTAGGATCGGGTTTAGCAATTGCCTTGCCCGTCTGTTGCATATTCAACGCTCTACGGTGCCCACCCTGCGCGCCCGCTGCGGCTCTGGCGGCGCTCTTGTTGGCGGCCTTTTCGACCTCTTTTTGGAGCCGATTTTGCCGCCAACCTTCGGGGGTCTCGTAGAACATGCTGCCGATCTTGCGCCAGATTTTCGGCCACGATTTCATGTTGACGCCCGCCATGCCGGCGAGGAGCGCAGGCTCCTTGGGGAGGAGGCCGTTGTGGTTCCACGCGTGCATGAGGAGGAGGAGATAGGCGCCGTGTTCGGTGGTCGTCAGGCGGCCGGTGTCGCGGAGATAGTCGCCGACGAAGAGCGGCATATACGGTAAGGCCACGGCTACTCTCCTGCCTGGAGTTGGATGGCGTCGAACTTCGTCCGCTGGTTGCCGGATGTATCCCACCCGACCCGGCTGCGCCGGGCAAACAACTCAGCGCGCGGGCCCGCCGTGAGGCGCTCGATGTGGTCGGCCACCTGCTCGGGTTTGCGCGAGTGCTCCATACGCGGGTGAATGATCACTTGCGGCACGTCGGTGGCCAGGCGTTCGGGTTTTCCGCGCGTGCCCAGGAGAACCAGCTCGGCGTTCGCCTGCGTCCAGTGGCCGGTTCCCTTGGCGGTGTTGTGGTCGAGCTGCTCCTGCCAGTCGACGAAGAGCCGGCCGGTTTCGCGCGGCCAAGTCTTGATCCACACGAACGGGTAGGTCTTGAACTTGAAGCCCCAGGCGGCGAGGCACCCCATCGTCAGGTCGAGGAATGGCCCCGACGTCCAACAGAAGAGGGCGCAATCGTCGGCGGCGAGCGCGCGCACGGGGAGCGATATAATCTCGTGCGCCTTCATCGTCGGATAGGGTGGCTTCCGGTTGCCGCCGGCCCGGTATTCCCACGGGGGGTCGACGTAGAGCGTGCGATAGTGGCCGATCTTGAGGCCGTGGAACGGGCCCTCGGGCATATACTTCATGGTTGATGCGTCCTTTCCTGCCGGCCGATAGTTAGCGCGCATAGCAAATGCCACGCAAGGCGAACGCGCGGCGAACAGATGGTTAATGTCGTCGCGCCCTTCCCTCGCCCGCGCGTGGGTGTATGTTCCCACCGTCGACGCGGTAATCACTGCGATGATCGGCCCGCCCCTCGGACAACCCTTTCCTGCCAGAAAGCCTCCCCGAGCGGGCGGGCTAGTCGGCGATTATTTGACAATCGACTGCCGGTGTTCGTTTTTCCCGCCTCCAATGAGGGCGAAAAAACCGACATGACGTCTGGACGTCGTCCGCCGCGATGGTAGTTTGAGGGCCTTAGCGCAGCACCTTGTCGGCGATGCCGGCATTACGAAGCTCGACGGCAAGCCACTGAGGACTGCTAGGTGGAGGGCCTGATCCGGGGAAGATTCCGGGGTCGGTATCTGACGATGCGAAACCCGACGCGGGCGGCCCCACAAAGGCCGCCCGTTTCTATTTCCCGTCGGTGCGGCCCTGGGCGTTGACCGCCTCGAGCAGTCCGCTGGCGCGCTTGGCAAGGCGCTTGAAGCCCTCACGATCGCCTTCGGTAACGGGCAGCGCCTGGTCGTACGCGGCGGTCTTGAGATAGCTGTACAACTCGGCGACGCGCTCACGCGCGGCAGCGAAGACTTCCTCGCGCGTGGGGATGGGTTCAGGTGAGGGTTTCTTCGCCATTGGTAAGGCCCAGCTGCGATCGCCCATCGGGCGTGAGGGTGTGGACGCCTGCCCAGATATCCGCCTGGACGAGGCCCTTGCGTTCAAGCGCCAGGATGGTGCGCGAGGGAAGGTGTTTCACCCCACGCGCGACCCGTTTGAGCACGTCGGTTTGGTAGGCGGTGAGGCTGACCTTAGAACTCGGCGTCAAGGACGGCCTCCCGCGGGCTCTTGCCGGCGTTGAAATAGGCCCACCAGCAGTCGGAGCCAGTGTGGGCGACAATGTCCTCGGCGGCGACTTCCTGGGCCCAGATGGCGTTGACCTCGCGCTTGTAGCGGGCGAAGCGGACCTCGTCGCGGGCGGTCTTGGCGAGCGGCCACAAACCCCAGGCGATGAAAGCGGATCCTGCTGCGATGCCGGCGATGCAGATCTCGTAAGTCATGGGTAGCCCCCTAAAATAGCCCGAGGCTTGGCCCCCGGTTCGCCCGCACCCGCTTTTTGGCCCCCCGCGCCTTACCCCCTTTTTTCGGGGGTTGTTTCGGCGGGGCCTGCCTGGTGACGAGACCACTTTGCCCGCGAATGGTTAGCCAACCCTGAAAGGCGTCGGGAAATTCGCTGCGCAGGGCGTAGAGGAAAACGCCGCACGCGTCAGCCTCGTCGTTATTGCGAACGGGCAGGCCCCAGGCGGTGGCGTACTCGACGGCGTTGAGGGGCTTCGCGCCGCCGTGGCCGTAGAGCAGCTTCTTATGGCTCTGGTTATCGACCTCGGCGCAGTCGGCGCCGGCATGGTGGGCGAGGAATTCAAGGTGGGAGGTGAGCGCCCACAGGGGCCGCAGGCTCGAGGCGTTGCCGTGGCGGGGGATGATTGGCGCTTCGAAGTAGACGTTCGTGCACCCCTGTATCAGGGGCCAGGCTTCGGCCGCCCACTCGGTGAGCAGGCGGCCGATATTACCCTGGACGGCCTCGCGCATGCCGAACGAGCCGAATTCCACGGGCCCGCTGGGGAGCCCGCGTATCCAGCCGGTTCGGCGCGTCGAGGTGTCGAAGGCGATAATCATCAGGCGAATTCGTCCTCGTCGTCCTCATCCATATCGAGGTCGAGGTCGTTGTCGGGCTTGGCCGCCGGCTTGGCGGTCTCGACGAGCTCGTCATCGTCGAAGTCGCCTCCACCCTTGCGGGCGCCCGGAGGTGCCTGGCCGGCGACGCCACCGTTGGCGGCGGCCTCCTCAGCCTTGGTGGGCTTCTTCTTCGCCACGCGCTTGACGACGTCGTCCAGCTCGGGGGTCTCGGGCTTCGGCTTCGGCGGGTTGGTGGGAACGGTCGGCGGCGGCTTGATGGGGACCACGTTGTCGGCGTCCTTTTTGGCCTTTTCCGCCTTGGGGTCGACGCGCTCTTTCTTGCCGCTGGGCCCCTCGGCTTTGCCCGCGTTTTCGGCGGCGGCGGCCAGCTTGGCGTAGTCCTTTTTGCCGAAGAAGTCGGCCCCGACCTTCGCCTGGCCGGCGTCCCAGCCCTCGAGCCAGGCCTGCGCCTGCTTACCCTGGGAGAACTCCTCGGGCGGCTTGCGCGCACCCTTGCCGGCGATGCCCCGCCGGTATCCGTCCAAGAAGGCGGCGTCCTCGGGGATGGGCATGGCCTCGCGGGGGAACAACGCCGCCTGCTCGCCGGTCGGCAGCTGCAGCCAGCGACGCATGCGCATTTCGTCGGCCAGATCCTCCTTGATCTCCTTGCGGTCGATTTCGCGCTCGCCCAGGACCCGATCGAAGGTCTTCATCTTGAAGCCCATCGTCTTGAGTTCTTTCCGCAGGGTGCTGCGGGCTTTGTTGGCGTTGGCTACGACCTCGGTGAGGGCGTCATGCTTGCGAACGGCCGAGAGGAAATAGGCCTCCCGCTCCTCGGGTTTGGGGATATTCGAGCCCTCGGGCTCGGGTTTGCGTGCCATGGTTCAGTGCTCCTGGTGTTGGTTAACGACCCCGATTGGTTGCGTCCTCTGCGCGGGCCTGCATCCCGCGCGCATGGGCTATTTCGACTTCACTTCCCGAACGACGCTCTTGAGTTGGTCGACGCGGGTTATGCTGATGTTTTCGTACCCCGGCTGCAGCATGGCTGCGAGCGATCTGGGTGGCGTGTTCATGCGGGCGGCCAGATCCTTGAGGGTGATCTTTCCCTCCGCGAGCAGCTTACGCGCGGCCCAGAGTACCCGATAGGACGGCTGCTCTGGCGGCGGCTGCTCTTCTGTGAACGGCTCCGAGGATAGGGCGGGTGTCTTCGCCAAGGTTGCGTCTCCGATTTAGTGGCCAGCCCGAGTTGCGTAGCGCAGATTTCTGCGGTAGGCAACAGTGGCAGGACACGGTCGGTTAACGAGTGGGCGGTAATTTCGCTCTCAACGGAAACCACCCACAGGGAACGCACCCAATGAACAACCCGCACGCCGATTTCGACCTCACATTCATGGCTGGCCGCCTGGCCGAAGCCTTCCAGCAGATCGAGCTTACCGCCACGCAGGGCATCACCGACTCGCTCAACGTGATCAGCGGCGCGCTCGTGCTGCCCTCGTTTGTCGACGACCAGATTGCGCGCGTCGACTGGCTCATTGGCCAGATCAAGTATCTCGAGAGCCGGCGCAACGAGCTGGTCGAGCTGAAGGAAGAAGCCGCTATGGAGAGCGACAATGCTTGAACAACTCGCCAAAAACCCGATCGCAACCTTTGGCTTCGTCCTGATGGCGGCGCTGTTTGTGATTATCCTCATCCACCGCAATCCGCTGCCGTGGGCATTTGCCTCGCTGATCGTGTTGAGTAACGCCTTCATGCTACTCAACGCCGCCCTCGGAAACCCGAACCTCGCTCAGATCATGAAGTGGCTCGGCCAGTGAAGATCAGCGTCAAGCGCATGGGCGCGGGAAACTACGCCGTCCTCGCCGACGGCAAGCATACCCGCATCACCATCATCAAGGGCGATCCGCCTCGCTTCGGCAATCCGCAAATGTGGGAGGCGGCGATCGACGACGATCCTTTCTGGGCGCCAACGCAGGCCCCGAGCATGCGCGGCGTCGCCGCGAACCTGCAGGGAATTATTGACGCACTGGGGGTAAAATGACCGACCGTCACGCGATGGCGTACATGCTCAACGACGAGTGCGTGGCGATAGGGCTCACGCCATATGCCGTCTATGGCGGCAAGGTCTACAGCTTCAAGGACTCGGCCGGCACAGTGCATCCCCACGGGTGCGTGCGCTATGCTGAGGCATTGGAGCAGGCCGCGCACGCCATGATGATGCGCGCGGCGGCGTTGGCCGGCGCCAGGGGGTGCTGATGAAGGACGGCGAAAACGAGACCTATCACGAGTGGCTGGCGCGCACCGAGCGCGAGGCCGATGGTGCGGAAATAAAGAGCCGCAACATTAACCGGCTTCGTATTCTCGCCATCGTAGTCGCATGGATGGTCGCCGCATTCGTCGCTGCGAAATGCAGCGGCCCAGATCCACGGCCGCCCGAGCCTATGCCGGGCATCACCTCGCCATTGCCGCCGTGCCTAGACGACACCGATCACATTTAACCCCGCAGGAAAGACGCAACCGCTATGAGAATTGTCCAACTGAACGTCAGCAACTTCAAGCGCATCACCGCGATCGAGTTGAACCCAGACCCGAACGTCGTCGAGATTGCCGGCAAGAATGCGCAGGGCAAGACGTCGATCATGGATGCGATCGCGGTGCTGCTCGGCGGCAAGAAGATGATGCCCGAGCAGCCTGTGCACGATGACGCCGAGCGCAGCGTTATCCAGGCCGACGTCGGCGATTACATTATCCGCCGCACGATCACGCCCGATGGAAAGGGAACGATCAGTGTAAAGACTAAGGACGGCATGACGGCTGCGAGCCCGCAGGAGGTGCTGAACAATCTGATCGGCGACCTGACGTTCGACCCGCTGCTGTTCGTGCGCCAGAAGCCGGAGGAGCAGATGGCCACGTTGCAGGCGTTTGCGCCCGGCGCCGTCGCCTTCGACACCTTCGATGTCGACGAGAAAGAGGCTTACGACGAGCGCACGTCGATCAACCGCGAGGTCAAGCGCCTGCAGGCGGTTGTGGCGTCTCTGCCGGCGCTCGACGACCTGCCCGCCGAGACCGACGTCAGCGAACTCCTCGACGGGCTCGAGAAGGCGCGCGAGCGCAACGCTGGGATCCGCGCGAAGAAAGCGAAGCGCGATGCCGCCGCCATGCAAGTGAAGGCGCTCGACACGATCATCGCCGACAGCACCGAGGAGATTGAGGCGCTTCGCCAGCGCATCGCGGGTGAGGAGGAGCGTATTGCGAAGGCCCAGGCAGAGCGCGAACCGCTCGCCGATGCACTGGCACGCGCGAAGCCGCTTCCCGATTTCGAAGACGAGAGCGCCCTCACCGAGCAACTGCGCACTGCCCAGGCGGCCAACGATAAGCGCGCTGCCGCCGCCGGCATGGCCGCCCAGGCTACTGCCGATCGCAAGCGCCTCGAGGACGTGCAGAAGAAGTCGGCCAGCCTCACCTCCGAGATTGAACGCATCCAGAAAGCGCGCGAGGACGCCCTCAAGGCGATCGACCTCCCGGTCAAGGGCCTGTCGATGGGCCCGGCCGGCATCACCTTCAACGGCCACCCGCTCAGCCAGGCGTCCTTTGCCCAGCAGCTTCAGCTCGGCATTGCCCTGGCGATGAAGGCCAACCCGAAGCTGAAGGTGGCGATCGTCAAGGAGGCAAGCATGCTCGATGACGACGCCATGGACATGCTCAAGAAGCTGGCGGTCAAGGAGGACTTCCAAGTCTGGATCGAGCGCGTTGGCGCCGGGGGCGAGGACGCGATCGTCATCGAGGCCGGCGAGGTCAAGGGCGCTGCGAAGCGGAAGGCGAAGTGATGGCCAAGGCATGCGGAACATGCGCACGCGGGTATGCGAACGGTGAGTTCGTTGCCTGCGGCGCCGGGGTCGATGACGCTGGCCTAGAGACGGGAATAAACAACCCGATCTGGGCGACGCGTAAATACTCCCTCGTCTCGATCATGCTCAAGGCATCGGGGCAGTCGTCGGCTTTGAAAAACGACAATTGCGACACGATGGACCCGAGCGACGGCGAGCTATGCAAAGTCTGGGAGGCGAAGTGATGGCATCCGAAAAACCCAGGCTGATCTTCCCGCCCGGCGCATGCATCGTCATGACGTCGGGCGAGTACTCCGACTTCGGCGCCATAGCCATCCTCGTTACCCGCGTGCGCGTGGATCTACGCGCCGAGGGCGAGCGATACAAAGCCGAGGCCGCCTTTGCAGATCCGTATGGCTTCCCCGCTTGGCTATGCGCCCAGGGCATGGCGATGGATGCCAGTTACACCGAGGTTCACTGCGGCAACTATGGGAGCTTCAGCCTTGACGAAGAGTGAGAGCACGCCCAGCGAGAAGGCCGCCGATCGCATGCACGCGGATCTTAGCGCCATGCTTGCTGACGCGCAGCGCCACAGAAGGGCATGCGCCACCGGCAGCGAACCAGAAACAGCTTGGTTCCTTGTCGCCAACAATATCCAGAATGCGATTGACAAGCTGCATTACTGCATGAGCGAGCGTGATGCCCGCATAGCCCAGAACGGTTGACGCCTGCGCAGATATCTGCGCCTATCCCACCACCCTTTGCAGGAGGACGACGCACCATGCCTAAACCTAAACCCTTTCCGCGTAAGCCCGCGCCCATCTTTCGGGATCTACAGCACCGGCCGCCTGGCGTTTACGCCGACGTCCCGGCCGGCGAGTACCACCCCGACGAGGCGTTCAGCGCGTCGAAGCTGCGCAACCTGATCGTGGGCCCCGCCTACTTCTGGTCGCAGACGCGGTGGAACCCCGCCTATGCCGGCGACGACGACGCCACGGCCGCGCAGATCAGCGGCCAGGCGCACCACACGCGCCACCTCGAGGGCCCGGCGGTGTTCGCTAAGCGCTTCGCCATCCCGCCGCGCAAGAGCGATTACCCTGACGCGGTCGACGGCAGCGCAGCCTTGAAGGCGGCGTGCAAAGCCCTCGGCCTCAAGGTCACGGGCACGAACCCCGAGTTGATGGCGAACCTCAAAGCGAGCGGCGAATTCCATGGCGAGTTCTGGCTCGATATCATGGACAAGTGGAACGCGGCCAACGCCGACAAGACTAAGATCAGCGAGGCGCTTCTCGCCGAGGTCGAGTTGGTGGCAAAGGTCTTCGAAGCGCACCCGTCGATCGGAAAGCTGTGGGAGCGGGGAAAGCCCGAGGTGAGTATCTGGTGGGTGAACCGCGAGGGCGTGCCCATGCGCACGCGCCTCGACTGGTGGGCGCCGAAGGAGATAATCGAACTCAAGACCGTCGCTAACGCCTTCCGCGACAACTTCAACGTGAAGTGCACGCGCACGATCGCGGCCGAGTACTATCACGTCCAGACGGTTATCGAGCGCGAGGGCGTAGAGGCTGCGCTGCAGATGCCAGACGATATGTGGCACGGCTTCACGCCCGAGGAGGTTGCCGCTTACAAGGCCGGCGGGCTCCCCGACGTTCGCCTGCTGATGATGGGCAAGGCGGCCCCGGATATCTACCAGCGCATCCTCGCGCCGGAAGTGCCGCTCGACGCCACGCACTGGGCTGACGGTCGCCTGGTCGAGGGCGAGATACCGCGCGAGCCCTCAACGCTCTGGCGCAGCGGCGAGAATATCTACGCGCAGATCGCGGCCCGCTTTGCGCGCGGCTGGGAAGTGTTCGGGCGCGAGCCTTGGTTCGATGTTTCGGCGCCGACGGGTCTCACCGATCGGGAGCCGGGTTTGTCAACGTGGGCACTGTCCCGCGAAGAGGAGGTCTAGACTATGGCTGACGATCGTTTTGACGACCAGGACGAGGCCGAGGGCGCGAGCAAGGGCCCGGAGTTTGAATTCACCCTCACGCCCGCCAAGCGGCATGGCCTCAAGGCCCTGCTGTTGCTCTACGGGCTGAGCGGCTCTGGCAAGACCTACTCGGCGATGCGCATTGCGCGCGGCCTGGTGGGGCCTCGGGGCCGCATCGGCGTCCTCGACACCGAGCACAACCGCGCCAAGCACTACGCCGACGAGTTCGAATTTGAACACGCGATGATGGCCCCGCCCTTCTCGCCGTCGCGGTATCTGAAAGCCCTCCGCGAGTTCGAACGCCAGGGCATCGACTGCATGATCGTTGACAGCATGAGCCACGTCCAAGAGGGCGAGGGCGGGCTCATTGAAATGGCCGCGAAGGAGGAGGAGCGCCTCGGCAACCGCGTCGGTAACGGCTCGCAGTGGGCCAAGCCAAAGGCCGAGTGGAAGAAGGTGCGAAACGCCTTCCTGCAATCGAAGATGCACATCATCTTCTGCGCTCGCGCCAAGACCCCGCTCGAGAAGGGCGACGGCAATAAATACGTGAAGGGCGACCTCGTGCCGATCATGCCGGCCGGGTTTGAATTCGAGGTCACCGTTTCGGTCGGCATCGAGGTCGAAACCCAGCAGCTGATCCATACGAAGATGCCGAACCAGGTCGTCGGCGCCTTCCCAAAAGACCAGTATATGAGCGAGTCCACCGGGCAGATGCTTCGCCAGTGGCTCGACGGCGAGAAGATCGTCGACTCCGCATTCGAGGCGCTGAAGGAGGTCGGCCGCGAGCAGGCCGCCAAAGGCGTCGATGCTCTTAAAGCCTGGTACACCGCGCTCGACGGCAAGAACAAGGCGCGCATCAAGGACTATCTGGACGAAGAGTTGAAGCCGATTGCTGCGGGGAAAAAACCCGCGCAGCAGCCGGCTCAAGACGCCGACGATCGCCCCCGTGATCCGCCAGCCCGCGAGGAACGGTCGTCGGCGTCAACTGAAACGCGGGAGGCTGTAAAGCAAAAACAGCCCGAGCGTGAACCGGAGCGCGAACAGCGTAAACCGGCGAAGGCCGAGACGAAGCGCGAGGAGCCACCCCCACCGGAGGAGGACGATCGCGGCGCGCAGAGCGAGTTCGACATGGAGGACGACGAGCCCGCCCCCAAGCCGGCGACGACCACGAAGAAGAAGGCGGCGGCCGAGGAAATGCCGGCGCACAGTTATCCGCCCATCGCCATGGGCGCAGATCCTGACTGGCCGAAGATTGCCGGCGAGATCGCCGACTTCATCGAGGGCTCACCCGCCGACGTAGACCTGATCTGCAAGGTGTACGCCGAGCACATCGAGCGCATGCAGACGGAGAAGCCACGCTCCTACCGCATGCTCAAGACCACGATTGATGAGGCAAAGGCATGAGCAAGTTTCCGCTCCCCGACGGCGCTATCCATTCCCACACGGCAATCCTTGGGAAAACTGGAAGCGGCAAGAGTTCAACCTCGAAACTGATCGTCGAGCACGTTGTCGACGAGGACTATCGGGTTTGCATTCTCGACACCATCAAAAGCGATTGGTGGGGTCTCACGTCGTCGGCGAGCGGAAAGCGCTTCGGCCTGCCCTTCACTATCCTGGGTGGGCCACGGGGCCACGTGCCCCTGCACGCAAACAGCGGCAAGGTCATCGGCGAGCTGGTCGCTTCCGGCAAGTTGCCGCTTTCAATCCTCGACATGGCCAACTTCCGCGCGGGCGAACACCAGCGGTTCTTCATCGACTTCGCCGAGGCGCTCTTCCGCAAAATGCGCGGCGTCCTCTACCTGGTCATAGAGGAAGCGCACGAGCTGGCGCCGAAAGAGAAGTCGGGCGTGGGCAACGAGAACATGGCCACGTATTGGGCCAAGAAGCTGGCCACCGCCGGCCGCTCCAAGGGCTTGCGCATCATCTTCGCAACCCAGCGCGTCCAGGCGCTACACAACGCGCTGTTGGGCTCGTGCGAGACGATGATCGTCCACCGCATGACGGCGCCCGCCGACCAGGAGCCGGTGAAGAAGTGGCTGAAGGGAAACGTGGACGATAAGGCAACGCTGGCGTCGATCGATGCGGGCATGTCGAAACTGCCGACGGGATCTGCGTGGGTGTGTTCGGGCGAGGCCGGCTTCTTTGAGCAGGTGGCGTTCCCGCTCTTCCGCACGTTCGATAACAGCGCGGCGCCGAAGAAGGGCTCGGGCGCGATCGAAGTCACGACGGCCGCCGTCGACCACGACGCGCTGCGGGATCTGATCGGCGACGCCGTTGCCGAGGTCGAGGCCAACGACCCCGTCAAGCTGCGGGCTCGAGTGGCCGAGTTGGAGAAGCAGTTGAAGGCGAAGCCGGCGGCCGAGCTAGATCCGCGAATGATCCAGCAGCTGGAAACGGCCGCCGAGGAACGCGGGCGCAGTCTGGGCGGTCTCGAGACGCGCGCCAAGATTTCCAAGGCTCTGCACGGGTACGCTGAGAAGCTGAAGGGTGGCAGTGAGTACAATGGCATCGAGCCGAGCAAGATGGTGCCGGCATTGCAAATCTTCGCTGGGCCCGAACGGTCATTTGATGCGAAAGCGCACGCACCGGCTCGTGTAAAGCCCGCTCCCGAAAAGACGGAGTCGCGTAAAGCCCAGTCCCAAGATGGCGAACTCGCGCTTCAACCTGCGCACCTGAAAGTGCTCGAGGGACTTGCCATGCTGTCGTCGATCGGGATGAACATCGCGCGCAAGCCAGTCCTCGGCGCCGCCACCGGCTACAGCCACAAAGGCGGGGGGTTCGCCCGCGTGCTCTCCCACCTCTCGAGCGCAGGCATGATCGAGTATCTGCAAGGCGGCATCGCGCTCACCCGTCAGGGCGCTGCAGCCGCGCCACCGGCCGCCACAGGGACAATGCTCGAGAGGCTGGCCCCGCTCATCCAGCCCGCCCACCGGAAAGTCATAGATGCGCTGTTCGGCGCCGGGGGTACGCTGTCGAAGGAAGACCTCGCCCAGCGCACCGAATACTCGGCCAGCGGTGGCGGGTTTGCCCGCGTCCTCAGCCACCTCAGCGGGCTCGAGGTGATTTCCTACGGGAATGGCGGCGTCACCCTCGCCGATTGGGTTGAGCGGTAATGGCTCGGCAGGTCCGCGCACATCAGCCGTACCCGCCCCGAAAGGCGAAGGCGACGCGTAAAAAGGGGGCCTCGTTGCATAAACAGGCCCCGAAGGCCCATAAAACGCCCGCCCAGCCGCATAAGCGCCCCGCCAAGGCGGATGATCCCCCGGCCTTGATGCATCCGCCCTGCGCCGAGTGCGGCCTACAGGCGAGCCTCGTAGGCGGCGACGTGATCTACCCCCACCGGCCCGACCTGGCCGCGAAGTGGTTCTGGCGCTGCCCACGGTGCGTCCCAGCCGCCTACGTAGGGTGTCACAAGGGCGGCGACGGCAAGCAGGCCCTCGGGCGGCCGGCAGGCCCCTATCTGCGCCGGGCGCGCAACCAGCTGCACGAGTTCGTGGACGCCCTCTGGCAGCGGGCCGAGACCTGGGCCTGCTATTACCCCTTCACCGGCAACGTCTGGGGCGTGCGGACAAAGGCCCGGATCCGGGTCTACCAGTACATCCGCGTTCACATGCGACTGCAGTCGCACGAGGCGCACGTAGGGTGGATGGACCTGGCCCAGTGCCGCGCCTGCTGGAAGCTGCTCGCGCACACGGATGGCGGCAACATTCGCGACTGGGCTACCAACCTGACCGCCGAGGAGGAGGCTTTTCTCAATGATCAAGCATAAGATGAAGATCGCGCTCTGGGAGGCCCAGGGCCGAGCCTGCGCCATCTGCGATCGCCCCATGTTGGAGCCGAAGCCAGGCGGCATCGAAGCGGAGTCGCCAACGCGCGAACACGTCATCCCGCGATCGGCCGGCGGCGGCATCGTCCTGCTCGCCCACCGGAAGTGCAATCTCGCGAAGGGAAACCGCTCGCCCACAGCGCGCGAGCTGATGCGCATCGAGACGACGCTGCAGGCGCTCGAGCCGCGCGCACTTCGCCATCTACTGGCCAGCACTGTTGACCGGGTAAAGCAAGCGAAGGAGCGCGCGGCTCTCGCGGGCACGTCGCTCAAGGAGGCAGATCAGGCGCTAGCCATCCTGCTCCGGTACGTGCCCACGGCTGATGCTGCTAGGGCGCTGGCGCAGCTGGACCCAGACGGCTGATTTCGACGCGCTCACGCTCGAGCGCAAGGCGGGCGCGCTCTTCCTTCAACCGCAGCTCGGCTTCGAACGCCATGCGATCGCGCTCGCGCATGTCCTTCTTGCCGTCGCGGTGCGTGTCGGCAAAGCCCGCCAGGATCTTGATGCCCTGGTAGGCGAGGGGAAGGCCGAGCGTGGCGATCGCGATTTCCATGGGGCCGAAGCCCTGGGTCATCTGCTTGTTGACGGTGTCCATCGCGGCGATGAGGTTCGGGTCCAGCTTGTCGAACTCGAGGTCGAGCATCGAGGCTGCTTGCTGGCCGGCGGCAACGAGGCCGGCGCCGGCGCCGGTTACGATTGCGAGGTTCAACGGCGTACCTCCATCTGCTTAGGCTGCTTGACCTTCTCCCTCGAGAGGAAGGCGATCGGGCCCAGGCCCAGCGCTGGAATGACCCACGGGCCCACCTCGATATCGTTCCACATGGGCGAGGCCGTGGCCGCCATGGTGAGGATCATCGAGAGCAGGAGCGCCGGCACCACGTAGACGATGGACGTGACCCTGAAGATTGACGGCACGGTCTTGTCGCCGACCGAGTAGAGCGCGCAAAACATCGCGCCCGCGAGGAATACCAGGATAAGTGCTGAGTCCATGGTCAGGCTCCTTGCCTCTCCCGCCGCTCCATCATCCTATCATTGGCGTAGGCGGCTACAATGAGCAGGGCTGCGGAGGCAAAAAGCGTTAGGAGCGAACCAACTAGCTCCCATTGATCCTTGTCGCCGAATAGACCAGCCATCTGCTCAAGGTGTTCAACGCCCTCGCTGTCGACTCGATCCACGATTTTTGCGCGCTCGGCATCGAGCTTCGCCGTGATCTCGACGCGCTTGGCGATGGCCGTGTTGGCGGCCAGAATATCAGCGCGCAGATCCGCCGCCTGGTTGCATAGGCTGCGGGGATAGGGTTTCAGGTCGCCGTCGCAGTCACCGCCCGGATTGTTATCAAGTTTCGGGAGGTCCCATTGGCGGCCGATGTTCTCAACCTTGCGCAACGACTCCATGTCGCCGTCGCGGCCAATGTCGATCGTTTCGGGCAGTGATCGGAGGTCGCCCTCGAGCGTGCGAATGTTTTTGATGATCGCCGCGCGCTCGTCCTTCGTCTCGATCTGGTGCTCGCCGCGGCGGATCGTGTCGGCGGCCAGCTGCGACCACACGCCCATGAGGAGGACGGCGCCCGAGATAACGACGAGGAAGATGCCGAAGGCCCCCTTGGCAATCTGCGGATCGGACTCGCCGTTTTTGTCCTTGTGGCGGAACGCCTCCATCATTTCGCGGAAGAGCCAGATGAAGACCACCTGCACGCCCACGGCGCCGATCATCGAGAGGATAAATCCACGGTGCCACAGCTGCTCAAAGCCGAGCGTGGCGTTGGTGGCCTCCCAGATGAAGATGCCGAGCACCGAGCCCCAGCCCATCACGTCGGGGCCGTGCTCGCGCACGCGCCGGGGGAGGTCCTCCCACCAACGCTTGATCTTTTGTCCCATCGTGAGCGACTCAAAGCGCGCGCTCAGACGGTCGCCGTCGTTAACTGGCCCGTTCATTTCCTGCCCTTGCCTCGCGCTCAATCTTTACCCAGTCAGCGACCCGCTGCGCGCATAACAGCTGGTCGGATATCAGCTTGGTGGCGTCGACGCTCATGCCCCCGAAGGTCTCGACGCAGTATCCTGCGCGCTGGGGGTCGGGCGTGCACTTAAATTCGAAGCTCCGCACCTGGTTCAAGCACGCGGGCGGCTGCTTGTAGAACGATCGGTCAATTACCGGCTGCGATGGGGGGCACGGTGTTGCCACCGGAGCCAGAACCACGGGGGGGGAGGATGCCGTTGAGCACGCCAATAAACTCAGCAGGCACACCGGCCCGCACACACTGATCCACCGCATTTTGAATCGCCTCCCGAGCAGCCCTTGCGTTGTCTGCGCTTTTTGTTGCAGCGTCCAGCATACGGGCATCGGCAGAGGCGTTTTTCTTGTCGGCCTCCGATTGCCGCATGATGTTCGCCTGAAGCTCCGTCTGGATGACCTTGAGCTGTTCGGCGACTGCGAAATGATAGTTCCCGTTGGCAACCCGGCACTGAGCTATCTCGGCATCGACCTTGCCCTTCTCAGTGTTTTTCGCCGCGATCACGAGGTCCGCCTTCTTGGCCGCCGAGTCGTAACCCCGGCCATAGCCCACGTTCCACGCCAGGGCGCCGGCCACGGCCGCCCCGACAAGGCCGCTGACAATCCCAACCTGAATGGGCGCAAACGCCATATCCGTCCTCCCTACGCCTGAAACTGCTTGGCGAGCTTCTTCTCGATCGCCGCGCACTCGAGCGCGTACTTATCGCGATCGCCGTTCCCGTTGTAGATCGCGATCTGATACCAGTTGCCGTCCTTCAGCTTGCGCAGCATGTCGTTCATCTTGAACCAGCGCAGGCACAGCTCGAGGTGGTTCTGCTCGCTGTCGTAGGCGAACCGCAGCATTTCCATGGGCGAGGCAAAGCCCATCTTTTCCCAGTGGAAGCCCATCACCTGGAAGCGGCCAATGCTGATCGATTTGACGGCTGCGTCGAAGTTGTAGGTCGCCCACAGGCTCCACAGCTGCCAGCGCTCGCGGAAGCTGAAGTCGTAGGGGTGCGTCAACCACGCATCCTTCCAAGCCTTCGGCAGCTTGTGGTTCTCGCGCCGCTTCACGAATTTCGGGTACGAGAGCGCCGGCACCTCCTCCTCGGTGAGCGGATCCCGCGTGGGGACGTCGTAGACGCCCGCCGTGAACTGCGAGAACTTCGCGGGCTCGGCCATGATCGTGACCCGGCCGTCGCGCTGGAACCCGCCCTCGGAGCCGCTCTCCTTGGCGCTGAGGACCGCCAGTTTCACCGGGGGGATATCATGGCGCTTACCCGCCTGGATGTAATCGGCGGCCGTCAGGGGGCGCATATCCCGAGGCCGCCACTGCATTACCTCGTCGATCCTGGCGTTGTTTGCCGCCCGGTCCTGCTTGGCCTGCAGGCTCTTGCCCACCGTGGCCCGTTGGACCGCGCGCACGGCCGCAGCCGGATTAATAGTGGCCATAAGGAAAAACCCTCCCGCCAGAGCAGAAGGGTTTACACCGGAATCAATCTCTGGGGATAGAGCGGCTATTTATCCGCCAGGGCGACCAGCTTCTCGAGGCGCTCCAGCTCGCCGCCAAAGTAGAGCCGCACGCCTTTGAGGACCTCGAGCACGTTCGTGAACTGGCTAAAGGCGTCGCTCGGGTTGGGGATTTCCGCCCTGGCCGCGTCCATCCTGACGATGAACTTGCCGGCGTCCTCATCGATCGCGGCGATGCCCTCCTTGATCTGGGGGATGATATGCTTCGCCATCTTTATCTGGATGGCGAGGTTTTCGGCCTCGAGTTCTTTCAGCTTCGACATGGGTGCTCCTACTTGCGCTTGCCGGCCGCAGCGCGGCGGCGGTCGGCGCGGGGTTGTTTGGGCGGCGGGTTGGCGAGCGGCCCGGCCTTCGCTTTCTTCTCGTCGGCGGCGATTAGCGGCTTGGCCAGCATTTCAACTAGCGCGCGGTTGCGCTTCAGGCCTTCCATGAACTCGGCCAGTTTTTCGCTGGGCACTTTCTCAAGCTGCTGGCCTGCGAGGTTGACGAGAATTTGCGCCCCCGCTGTCACCTGCTCGGCCTGCGCCCGCGTCAGCGTGTACGTGTACGTTTCTTCCTTCATAGTCCTTTGCCTCTCCTGCCTATGCGGCTTTGCGTAGTGTGGTGACTTCGCGGCGCAGTTTCTTCAGCTCCGCGTTGAGTTCAATGAT